ATGGCTTCCAACTTCCCAGCCGTTCGTATCGCTCTGTAGTACCCACGCCTCAAAAGCAGCGGTGTTCCAGCCATTCGTGTCGGAGTCTGTCACGAAATCAGCGTGAGAGCCTGTTTCCCAGCCGTTGGTGTCGGCATCTGTTATCCACGTCGATCCAGTGATATCACTAGCATCATGTTGATGATTAGTTAGAGCGTATGGCTCAAGCGCTGAATCAACAATATTGGTTACATCATCAAGAGTAGCAATATTTTCGGGGATGTTAGTGATGGCTGCTAGATAATGCGGATCATTAGTTGACACATAATCTGGGATTACTACGTTCGTTATAGATTGTCCCCCACCATCGAGATCATTTTGCAAAATAACATTATTGATCGGTGTCGTGCCTGCTGCAAATGAAAGAGATGCTATGAAAAGTAATCCCAGTGAAAAAAATCGGTGTATTATATTATTCATTTTAATCCTATTTATACTCTGGCTATTAAGTACCAAGAACACAATATTCTAATTTGTAATCAGCAGAATCTGTGACGCCAGATAGATCAACCGTAAAACCGGTTTCGCTAACGTCCCGCGTTGTGGCAAAGATATTATGTGCATCAGCACTAGGCTTCCGTACAGATACAACCACTGCTATCGGAGGATTAGTCATAGCGGTATCGAACTCTACAGTGATTTCACTAACGCCACTTGGGATGTCAACCAAGGTTCCATTAAGAACAGCTCCAGCCAATGAGTTTAATATTGCATCAACTGCATTAATACGTGCTTCGTAGACTGATCGATCAACCTTCTGATTAAACTGTGATGCGGCCGTAGCTAAATGATCATTGAATATTGACACATCTAATTTAAGATTAAGCGCAGCATTCATAGCTGGATTATCGCTCACTACACCTGATAGATCGGCGAAACGTGTCGTTAAGAGCTGACCTCCAGCAGTATCTTCATCATCACCAATGCGAATACCGCGGGATCCATCAGAACGAATTTCAACAAATATCTCACCGTCGTTTGGGGTGAAACCAGAAATTTCTGCAGTTTCATACCGTCTAAATTGTAATATAGTAGCCATGTTTATTTTCCAGAGTTATAATAACCGGTCAATCTAGTACGATGATCGCGAGAAGCCCTCAGATCATCGTAGAAGCGACAGCTATTTGTCATTAGGGTTATCCTTTACCTTGTGCCAACCGACCTCGCCAGGACCTAATTTAAGGGCGTTGTAGATCGGCTGAAATATCCGAAGGCCGATATATTGTTTCCATCGTCTAATGCTGCCGATCGTTTCTTCTATCACTGGCCAGTTAGCTAGCATATTAACATACAACTCAGCAGCATCTTTAATCGAGATAGCAATATATTGCTCTTCAAGTGAATGAATGTAAGCTTTAAGAATAGTATCGTCATTAAAAGATTTGATATTACGAATCATAGATTCAGTAACTATATACACGCGTGAATGTAAGTTAGCTACATCATGAATTGCAGAAGCAGCAAGCAAACCTTCTTTAGTGCGATTTCCAATTGACCAACGTAGAAATTTACCAAGCAAAGTTTTAGCTGAAGGATATGAAGGACCATCCCATACATATCCAGGACAGCACACCCACATACGATTATGATCATCTACGTAAGCAAGGTGACTACGGAGTTCCCATCCGCGCTTAATACGTTCAGGACGATTGGGAGCATATACATCGACATGGTGGCACTTAATAGTTGGCGTTAGCCATTCACCTGTAAATTTATTTTTCTTGCTCATTGCATCTCCTAACTGATAGCGCCCAATGTTAGTCGCCAAACTATTTTTGCGTATTCGTCAGTACCTTTAGTAAATCTGTATTCTTCAGGAAGCACTGTTCGTGCAACCATGTATTCAGTATTATCAAACTCTGCCGTATTAGCAAAAAACAAACCAATCTCATTAACATCTTTCTCGATATATTCGTCCCCTTGGAAAATACTTTCGAAAGTTACGATGTTGGGCTCAATCGCCTGCACTGAACTTATAAATTTCGATTCAAGAGTAGGAGCAATAGATTCCATCGCTGTCATATCAAATGTGGTTGCTGTAACACCGGCGCCCAAAGCGATGAAGTCCGCTTGATAACGAAATGCCGCGGGAGTCCATGTATGTGAAAGGACCTTTAAACCGGTCTCTACAACCATGTTTTTAGACGTAAAAGATTCGATAATACTCTTATCACTTCTCATACGTGTTATCGACACGTTACCTTTAATTGCTATGTTGTTTTTTAGATTCATCTATAACCATATTTATAAGTGTCTTTAATGACGACTTAATTTCAGCAATATCATTTTCTATTTGATCAATTCTTGCCCGTTCCTTCGCGCGAAGTTGCTTGCCCCTGACCGCTGCCGCATATGCTGCTTTGTCTACACTTAAGATAGCACCATTGCGTCTATCTCTAACCAAATCGTTGTGGTCTTTGATCTTAACGAATTCTTCGGCACCCATTACAGACTCGCAATCGCCGTGAAGTTCTTGATCTTGCAGACCTTTGCCTTATTATTCGTCACGAATACAATCTTAATTGCAAACTCGGTGAAGAGACCAGAAGCATTAGCTACTACAGGATCCGTCACATTAGGATCGGGATTAGGCAGAACAAATTCCATCTCGTAGTAATCTGTTGGAACACTGCTAATAGGCGCTGACTTGACGTTTGTATCGCCTCCAACCGAATAGGTTGTCATACGGTACCAATCAATTTCAGACATATTTTTAGTGCCATCAGCGATAGTTTTACGACGAGCATATACTGCGATATCGCAATCTTCTGAAGGACGATGAACAGCAACGTTAACTCGAAGATCTTCAGACGCGTTGTTTAGAACAACGTGCTTAGTGATATATCGGGCAAGAGCATTACCACCACCAACGTATCCCGGGAAGTACTCACCAGCGTTAGTTGCAACAGTGAAATCCTTAAGGCGTTCAAATGTGCGCCCCTGAGAAGTAAAGGTTGTTCCTTCATCTCCTTCATCAGTGTCCTCTTCGCAAAGCTCTGCACCTTCTCCAGACAAATCGTCGTTGATAAGATTTGAGTAGAATATCACTGTGCCAGTTTCAAGATCAAGAACAGGAGATGTATCACGATCAAACGTAGTCATTCGAGCATCTACTGTGAAGTGACCAATACCTGCACCAGGAATCTCAGAATCCAATTGAACTTCTCCACCAGCAGGAATAACATGAGCTCCTTCTGCTTCAATCCGCGAACCAGTAGGCGTGCGGTGAGCAGCTTCAAGCGCAAGACGAGAGTAAGGGAATTCTTGCGCTTTCATCAGGATCTTAAATCCAGTGTGATCATATGCAGAGATCCCTTGATCATTACCTGTAGCAGAAGTCCAATCATCAATCAGACGAGGGTATGCTTGGTTATTATTTGGCAAGAACGTTGAGAACTTAACTTCATATGTTGCATTAGTTTCAAATATTGCTTTATGCAAGCGGCAAGTGAGGTTGCGGTATTGGTCAGGCGTCCACGTTGATTTGTTAAGCGACTTGAGCATCACACCAAATGAAGGATTATGAGTGACGATCTGGTTGCTATTCAAATCGAGTTCGCTAAGCACTGATGTCCAGACACGATATTCAGGAGAAGTGCTGAATATAATTACGGCATATTCTTCACCAGACTTCAGATAAACTGGATAATCAAACGTAAAGCGCGTTGGCTTCGTCATGATTCGTGTTTGTGTTGGATCTACCTCGCCATAGTTTCCACTGTATCCAGATGCACCACCATCGTCAGTGATGATCTGGCGGCCCGTGATAAAGCTTGCAGGGATATCCTTACCAAGTTTCGTTACCTCAGATCCTGGGACTATAGTTTGTGTAGGTATACCATTATCAGTAGGTACGATATAAATCGTGATAGGAACATTTCCATCATTTGGTTTTGACGCAAGGAAAATATCGATATCAGATAGGAACAACCCATTAGGATACTTGTCTCGTACAGTGAACGTTTGAGCAATAGGATCAAACTCATTAATAACTTGCAAGCTACTAGACGATGATGTACGAGTCTCAGACCAAACGTTTGTCTCCTGTCTAAACGTTCTTGCAGGTTCAATAACAGGAACTCGCACAGAAGATACAACTGACTGCTTCTCTTGGTTTAGACCGTTAGCAGTATACTTAGCTTGAGCGTGAGCATCTGACTCAGCATCATTGTTATATTCATTATCAATGAGCTTAAATGTACGCGTGCCAGTTTGGAAACGATGCTGACTATTATTTGGAATTGTGAAATAACCAATGATCTCACCATTAGCATCAGACTTCAATACACCGCGTGTACCACCCTGACTATTTGTCGTTGGAAGATCACTAGCAGTTTCTCCTGTATGCAGCTCAACATCGCTAGATGTACTTTGCTGAGGAGCAAGACTGTATACACTAATAGGATTACCATTGATCGAATCAGCTGTATTCAACTGTGTATTAGCGTAAGTTGTATATGAATTGCTTGAATCGGTTGGAATCATTGAGCAATATTGCGTCACGTTGACATCATCGAAGAAAGCATATAGTTTAGTATTAGGCTTTAATCCTCGAGCCTTAAAACTGATATCTCTTGATCGCATCCACGGGATGATATTCACATTAGCAACACGATCGCCAAAATCAATATGTTGAGTGTGTCCTTCTTCAACTGTCAAAAAGTCTTGAGCGAAGATTTGATTGTTCGTAAACTCAGTAGTTTGACTAGACCAGTTATTTGATTGTTGAACAGTCTGTATCCAATCACCATGCTGTACTGATGGATTAGGATTTCTACGTGTGAAAGTCCCCGTGCTACTACCACTTGATGATGCAGTAATAGCACTAGTTGTGACGTCGCTAACCAACGTTTCTTGAACGCCATACATATCAACGAGTTCATTCGCGAACGTGGTAAACCCATTAGTTATAGGCGACAAGTCAACGATATGATCAGGAATACGAGTAGTATCAACCCACTCATCCGAAGAAGGGCTAAGATGCAAGCGACCGGTCCAAGTCGTTACGCTATAAGGCTGAACACTTATTGTCGTCGAAGCTAAGAGATTTTCATATAGGATTTCTCTTTCACCGGCCCAAAGCATCATAACTTCGCCATTACAAAATCCTGGCCAGTCAGCACCGGTTGTCTTCGAGCTATTTGTCGTTTTAGGATTACCAAAGTCATCTAATACATATCCATCAATTGTGCTACCAGACTCGATGTAACGCGTGATTGCAGTTGGGAGAGGATTAATTGTCGTCACCGGAATCCATGAAGCACGAAGCTGCGGGTCATTTGCTGGAGGACATACCAAACCCGTGAAGCGAAGACGATTATCGTAAACCTTAAAACTCGGGCCCATGGTTTGCTTCTTCGTATTCACCGCGCATGCATAATCAGCATCAGCAGGATTACCGACAGTGTGACCAATGAATGAATCCACCATTGTGCCATTCTTGAAACGTTCAATGCCATCAGCCGAATTAAGATCCAAGATCTTTTTGTTCCCAGCTTCTTTTTCTAGAAGTGACAATGAGCTGTAATATTCAAGGTTACGAATACGACCTTCTAGTCGACCAATGTCCTTCATCGTATAGCGTGTGTTGTCAATGTATTCCTTATTAGCATCAGCCGCCGAGTAAGTGTAAGGCTTAACGTAAATGTTGTATAGATTCATACATGCTGAGCCGGCACCTTCAACAACGTGTGGCTGAGGCTCCATAGCTGGCATGCCCCTGCTTATAACATATTCACCAGAACTTGTCAGTGTAAGAATATCTGTACGGCCCATGTAGTTTACATATGACACTGCAATTGTGCTGTTAGGCGTTAACTTAACAGGCAAGCGATTCAACATTGTTGTTACAAATGTGTTAGTCTCAGCATCGTATGATCGATCGCGCTTCACACGGAAGTCGATATAATCAGTCATCGGGCGTCCCTGGAAGAATGGAATATCTTCAAAGGTAATAATTTCAGAAGGATAACTGTTAGCAGTGAAGTAATGTTTATCCGTCTCAGCAGCAGATGGATGCACGAAGTATTGGTATGTTGCTTCAACGTTAACCACACCTGGGATCGCTGTGCTTGGATCAAGATCTGAAACAATTTTAATAATAGGATTCTCGTAGAAATTATCGCCCTGGCCATCATACACTACGCGATAATCGAGAATCTCGCTTGTAACGCCTTCTTTATTAATGATCAGAGTGTCAAGTTTAACATCTTGATCTGGAAGTGTGCAGAGCTTTGTTTTCTCATTAACCTGTAAAGTAATACGGCCTTCTGTAGCAAGAGCACCCCGAGTCTCTAGCGACTTGATTCCAATCGCCAGATCTTCATCTGTCATATCATCTTCAATAACGATAGGTGCAAGGACCATGAGTGTATCGCCAATATCAACTATACCTTCAGCAAATGTGATAACCAAATCAGCACCGGAAAATTCAATATTGTTAATAGCAGTGATAGTGTTAACGAAGTTAGTATCCTTATAAACAACGATATCCAACGCGTTAATACCAGATTGGAATGGACGGGTACTAGCAGGAGGGCTTATTGTTACGACGTTGGCTACTGCAGCAGTTGAAGTAAATACCCTTTCAGCAACGTAACGTACCTTACTAATCGTCTTAATCGCTGGGGCCGGCATCGCAAATAATGATTTACTAGCCTTAGGATTCTTGATCATTTGATCAGTGATAAGATTACCACCAACAATCGAAGACTCAAGATATGGATAACTAAACCCAGGTGGTAGACTACCAGCATCAGCTGAATTGAAATCACCATAAACAAATAGACGCATCTTCAACATACCTTCTTGTTCAGAAACGTATGGCTTTGACTTAGGAATTTGATATTGATCTAAAGCACCTGGATCATAGATTTCATTAGCGGTTACTGTACCTCTAAATGAAATGCCACGAATGTACTTACCATATTCATCAGCGTTGAATATACTTGCAAGAGGAGTAACATCGGTCGCAGTAGGATCGACTAACACATCGATATAGTTTCCACGATTAAGTGAGAACGTTGTATCCTCAACTGCCCGCTGATGTTCAGCATCACGCGCTTTATCGAGAACAACTGTTCGTGTTCCACCAGCTTCAATGCGGAAACCATCAACATACGCAACAGCCGGATCAATTGAAATTGCAAGCTTCTCATTTAGGTACTCAACAAAGGCTCGAATATATCCGCCTGTTTCACTTTCTAAATCATCTACTTCATCAACCAAATTACCACCAATATCGAGAATCTGACTATTTCCACCTGGGGACTCAGCGAAGTCATTCTTAATTCCATTAGGATTATTCTGCAGGATAGTCTTCAATTCATAACAACCGCCATTACTACCGTCATTCAAATACTCAGATATACGAATTTTGAAAGGTGTTACTGAATAATTGCCACTCTCTTCACGTGTTCTTCGAGCTCTATCAGCATTAATGATTTCTGAAACACTCTGGCCGGCCGCATTAAGTTTTGCCCGTGAATCAAGAATTTCAAGAACGTTTAGGAACTGGATAGATGTATCAACTTCAGGATTAAATATCGGAGCAATGCCGGCGTTCTGCGCAAGTACTTCAGGATCGGCTGTATTCAACGCCAAAGTAAGTTTAATCGTATAACGATCTGCTCCTGGAGCTGAGTAGTTATATGCACCAGTGGCGTTATCCTTAAGAGTAGCGTCCTGTTCAGGTGTTGTAACTGATTCGTCAATGATCAGCGATACAAAACCATCAACTCTTTCCTGCTCATCAGGAATTATGTAATATTGTTCTTGTTTGAAGGTGTGAACAAAGCATCCCTTGATGAAGAAGACACCCTCTTCAACATCGATCGTGAATCCGTTACCTGTAACGCGGGTGCTAGCGTCAACTCCATCTACTGTCGTCGAGCAACGACCTAAAGCAACCCACGCAGCTTCGCCGAAGCCTTTACCTGAAGGGTTGCTATCAACATTATATTCGTCTGCAGCATTTACATACGCCTCGATTTGTGTAGCAGTATATTCATCATCTACATTCTCAACCACAGCCGCGATATCCTGACTTGTAACCGAGATGGGCGTAGAGTTCTCATCTGGCAGAACATCATTAGGAAAGAATAGAAGATCATGCAGTTTAAAGGTGCGTTGTACTTCGACAACGCCATCGTCATCACCTTCAGTAGAGTACTTATGCCAAATGCGATACTTACCATCAGTTAGTTTAGAGATCGAAAGGATCTCGGCCTTAAGGTCGACAACCATATTTGGAATAGCTTCAGTTCCAATGTTCTTACGTGTTTCGATAAACTGAATGGCCTCAGCATTCAGCAAAGCGTCTGATGTCAGAGGGTTATCTAATGTGGCGTCGATGTAATAAACGCCAGATCCTTGAATAGATGCTTCACCATTTAGAACTTGGCCGCCATACTTATTACTAATTTGTGACAAGCCCAACTGCGCAATCTGATTCTGGAGCATCGACTGCAGCTGATTTAGTTCGCGTGTTTGAACAGCCTTAGAAGGTTGGAAAAGAATACGATGGTAATTCTTTGTGAATGCATTCCGACCATTCGCATCTACTGTGTTAAAGTCATCAAAATAAGGTGCTCGGCTTAGTGAATTAATTAGTGAATCTGGCATATCGTTTGTTACCTATAGTGTTAATATGAAGTTGAACGTTTCAATTTGAGTGCTGCTCCGTTCAACTGCTTCCCTATTATTTATAAAGAGTAGTGTGCCGGATAAAGGTTGATACGTTGGTTTGATTATTTCTGTAACTTCTGGAGGGGATTCAATCGTTGGATCATTGAGCAAATAGATGTTTTCGCCAACTTCGAAATCGAGATAATTGGCGCCATTCATTGGTCGAATAACACGGATCGTATTTGTTTCATTGATGATGTCGACTATTCGAGCAATACCACCACTATTATCACCAACAATAAACTCATTAATAACGAACTTATCAAGATCAATCGGGTTCTTGCAGCGTAATGAAATCATGTTAGTTAATTCTGCGGATTGAGCAGGAATGTTTTCGTCGTCTTCACTGTCATATTCATTGACTGAAGTTATAATACCGACTGTTCTAAAACTATTGTCTACACTAAAGTTAAGGTTGTTTGCATCACCTTTCACTCGAACGTTCAGGATCACTGCCAAAGCATCCAATTCGACTTCAGGGTTAGACCCATGGCCGAATGGGGGTGATATCACAGGAGCTAATCTCGCCTCTGCTACCCAACCGGTAGTAACAGGGATAGCTGAAGCTTTTGTAAAATTAGTCCCAGCAGTCTCAATTCTGATCTTCTTTAACGAAGTATTTGCGGTATTAACTGAAGCATATGCTACAGCACTCGATTGAACTATCTGAGCGACGTCAGTAGTATAACCTGCGCCGGGACGCGTGATTCTGATAGCATCTAGAATTCCTTCATCGTTAACACGCGCAATGCCATACGCTGGAGTATATCCAGCATTGTTAATTGAAGACTCTTGACGAATTTTAATTGGGATCCATGTGTTTGCGCAAATGTGATAACCAGATCCCCAGTCATCAACAACAAACCCTTTGTCTGGATCAAAGTTAGTTGTGTTAGATGGATACAGATTATCAACTACACCATTGAGAGCATTGGAGCCCAATTCGTTTCCAATGTCAATCGCGCCGGTTCCTCCACTAACTTCTCTGATAGTTATAGAAGCAGACGCATTCACTTCGCCATTTCCATCAACGTAAATTGGAATTTCCGGCATAGGCGCAATAACACCATCAGGGTCTCTGAAACGTAATGAGAATCCTTCACCACCATACGTATCTAATCCACCAGTACTTAATACTGATACGATATCGATACGATCAACTGTACCAGGAATAGCAGATGCAATTGCTTGGGGATTATCACCTGCAGTAATATCAATAGGAATATAATCAGGTGTGTTAAACTTGCGAAGAGTAGACAAATCGATTGAGTACATAAACTGCCATGTATAACCATCATCATAAGTAGCTTTACCTGATGTGTGATTAGGTTCTTGACCTACGCCTGTCTGCTTAAACGCAATCTTACTAACACCCGCGTTAACCTCAACTTCGCTACCATTATCTAAGCAAAGATATATGTTATTGTTTGATGTAAATACAAAATTTGAATCAGCTTCACTGCCCGATAATGGAATAGTATTGGCGCTATATTCGTATTGTTTGTACTGCACTCCAGCTTCCCACATATGTTTTTTAAGACCCAATAGAATATCATTGGCTGTGATCTGCTTCAAGCCAATGATATTACTCTTGGTTGAAAGTTCCTGAAATACTGTCTGCGTTGGCGTGGTTGGCAGATCATTCGCATCACTCCAAGGGAATGGGTTGGCGTAAAAGAAATAGTATTCCAGCGCACCGCTGGTAATCTCTGTAAGGAAAGCCTTTACGACCTGATGACGCATCTGATCTAAAATGAAATTATATTGAATGTTTGAACTCATAACTTTATTTATACAGCCTCTCCATATATAATTGTCCAAGTACCAGATTCCGAGCGCTCCCATTTATATGTAAAGACGTCTGACGGTAATGTATCTGGCTGGCTTAAAAATCCAGAGGCCAAGACTGCCTGTGGTGTTGGATCAAGTACTAGCTCTTCGACACCAAGTGAGTCAATTGTATTCGACGACATAACTAATTCCTGTTCTGCCGCGGCAGTCGGACCAGCCAAAGTAAAGCTTAAAGCATATTCAATATCATCTTCAGGATCAGTAAAGACAAGAGCCCATTCAAACTTATTGCTAGCATAAGGATCTGTACCATATAATGGGCCGTCCTCACCAAGTTCAATTAATCCAACTTCGGATTTAAGAGGTAACGGTTTGCTTAATATAAGTTGCAGCATTTCATACACATAATCAGAATTATCAATCGCACCAACCAAGTCAGAACCAAGCTTGGCTGTCTCTGAGAAAATAGTACTAGCAAAAAACTTAAAACCTGCTGGGTGAATGAAGTCATCAATAAGATCTTCCCAAGCATTCATTGGATAATTACTTGTGATCTCATATGAGAAAATCTGGTAATAGAAAGAATCTTGTAAAACAGAAATTCCACTAGGACGATGAAGCTCATCTGTGTAAGATCCATTTGTTTCATATATCGTATTAAATGCAAATGCGAAAGTAGGTAGTCCGACACCGGGATCCGACTTAGAACTTTGTATCACCACATTAGCCAATGATCGGGGAAGCTTGCTGTAATCGAAATCTGGCAAGTCGCTGGCATCATACATATTATAATATTCAAAATCATGCAGGACGGTGTGGTCAAATTTCTGTTGTACTCTAACGATTGTCAGTCCATCGTCCGAACGCGTTGCATATACATCTACATTCAAACCCAGAAGAGTCGCAAGATAATTTGGGTTGTTGGTTAAAGGATACTGATACGCATCATCAGCATCGTCATAATTTTCAGGTGCAGTGTCAATATAATAACGATTAAGTCCATCAACAGCGATGACGCCGTTTAGATACATTTCAGTTACGCCACTCAACTTAATAGGATCATTTACAATCTCACCAACATAGTTAATGGACGCTGACACACCCGGATTCGTTAAATCTAATGAAGCAATCGCCCCGGTGTTAGGATCAATAGCTGAAACTCTGGCGTTAAATGAAACGTCTTCCTTACCTCCAAGATACACGCGATCGCCCAATGAATATCCAGCGCCTCCATCGTCTACAATAATCTTTGCTAACGAACGGGTGAGATAGCCATACGCAGTGCCGTCTTCAGTTTGGACTGGAAGATCATCACGGAATGCTTGGTAATTAGCATCTTTGTAGAACACCACATCGAAATAATATTGAGGGCCAAACACTTTTCTTTTTGCGCTTTTGATAGCAGCAGTGGCCGCGATATTACCAAACTGATCGTATTGAATAAGTGTGGAATTACTGAGTCGGGTTTCAGTACCATACGCAAGAATAATTCGTGCACGAATTTCGGTTTCCCACTTACCTTGGGAAGGCATCAAGACATGTTCCCAAGGCTTAAAGATTTCGATATCATCGTTAAAGAACATACGGAATAGGTACGCAATAGATTGCTCAGATCCGCGAGACGTATATGAATCAACAAGGCGTCTCAGTAGGAATGTTTTCTGAAGCCATGGACTAGTAGGAATTCCTGCTGCAACTTCTTTCCGAATTGCATTGATGTACGTATCGTCAAACACCTTGTCAAGATCGTGCTCTGCAATGATACGATTGATCGTATATGAAGGACCTTGCTCAGCATTCAAAAACCGATAATAGTCTTCTATAAATGATGTAAAGGTTTCAGCTCCCATTCGCATTTCGCGAGGGAGCTGTTCTCGTATTAATGATCCTTCAATATTCTGAACTGTCTTTTCTAATAGCATTGATTACTCTTGGAAACGAGGAATTGTGTTATATGTTCGATCGCCTGAATCATGATCAAACGTTCGATCTCTTTCACCTTGTATTGCAGTCAAATCCATTTTCACTGTTATCAACTGATCACGCACTGTAGCAATATCGTACGCATTAGGGATTGCACTGATCTGAATTTCTTGGGAATTCGAAGTTGGAATAGCTTCCATCAACATCTTACCGGTTGTCACGTTCAGTTTACCTATCGACTTAATGATCTTATGTTTAGCGCCATTACTAGTGCGAGTGAATACATACAGATTACGTTCAACTGGATTACCACTGATGTATTCATCAGCCAGTTCAAGCCATTGGTTATTGTACCGCCAGCGTGTGGATGTGATGTATGATTTGGCCTGATCAATTTGGCCGTAAAATCCCATATGAAAATCAAGTTCCTGAGGAGCAACTACAGTTGAAGATAATCGCATCATCTTGTGAACTTTAATACGGGCAAAGGAATTCACTATAGCATCATTTGTAGAATCAATTTCATCAAGGAATCGTGAGTAACGAAACACTTTATCAAATCCGCCCAAAACCTGTGTATTAAAAGCTGTTACTCTATTACGTACTTCAGTCTCTAACTGCGATGTACTAGCAGTTGTCAAAGCAGCGTTATATTTGAAATAGATATCGAATGAAAGATATATGTAATTTGTATCAACGATCTCAGGCGTAACTGTCACTACATTATTTGCACTAAGGTATGTTAGGATCTCTGCCTTCTGTTGATCGCTCAAGAACAACGCACCTTTTGGCTTTGCTGCTAAGAAAACTTTGCCGTAGACTGGCGGGTTATTCTTTTCGCCACCCCATACTGACACTGCTTCCAAATCCGGAATGTTCTTAAGGAGTAACGCTTCGTAATCGTTTATAGTAACAGCTCGCTTCTGAGCAATGAATGCTTGAGGCGCAATAGCTCTAATAACTTCAATGCCTTCGCGTTCATCACCACCATACGCTGGTTCAACTACTACGAGTTTAAGAAGGTCAGTACTCTGTGTTAATGTAGAACCTGCAGGCGCTCTACCGAATGTGAAATTACGGGCGCCATTTGCTTCTGCGCCTGACGATGTAAGATAGCTCAGTTCAACCATGTTTAAGTTAGCAAGTTTCTTACCAACAACGCCATTACCGAATGCGATCTGATAAAGGCCTTCGTAGTTTTCTGAAAGGAAGTATACCTTTGAATCACTATCGTAAGACGAGAAGTTCGCAGCGTCTAGATAAATCTCTGCGTCAAACACATTGCCGTGACCTTGCACTCTAACTTCTAACGTCGATGTGTCAATGTTCTTATCAGAAATCTTGAACACTTGATCTTGTACGCCGGAGTCAACCAAGAACTTCTCTTCAATAGGACGGCCCTGAACGATAACTACATTCGTAAATTCAAATCTCTCAGTCGTGTTATTGTAAATTGATTCATAATCTTCCTTGGTGGAGAAAGTATATCTAACACCATTGATCTGGGTACTAAACAACGTACCCTTTGGAAGAATCACTGTATCTATATTGTCTGCGCTGGTGCGGCGGGTGAATGTTAGATTAATAGTTGCTCTTGCACCTCGACGTGATCTTGGTGTATAGCCAAGCATCTTCGCGCGGGAAACTACATTAGATCTAATCTGAGCAGAATCAAGGAATGATTCGTTCATGGCCAGATGAGCATTCACTGCGTTGTAATGGGTGTTGTATGCCAACACATCAAGAAGATAGCTTAGGCCACTGCCTTCAAAATCCCAATCGCGGAAAGGTGATTCGTCGCGTGAAAAATAATTGATCATATTTTGCTTGATCGCGTCGAAATCTAATTCAGTTACTTTTAGTACGTTGGCCATATTATCTTAATCTCTTGAGTTGGAAGCTTACTTCAGCGCCGACATTTATATTTATCACGCGGAAAGCTATGGTTATATCATATGCGTTGCTGTCTGAGTTATCGACGACTTTCACTACAACATCAGATACCCGAGGTTCATATAATTTAATGACATCCTCAATCTCCGACTTAAGAGCAATTGCTGTGAAGGGTGTAACATTTTCAAAAAGGTACTCAGCAACGCGCCCGCCAAACTTAGGTTTGAATAATTTCTCTCCTCTACTTGTAAGGACAATATTCTTTATCGATTGCTTTACAGCGTTAACATCTTTTAGAGGAATGATGTCTGCAGTGTTTGGATGTACTAACATGTCTAGACTCAAGTCTGCATAGACTCGTTCGGTTGCAACTAGAGGTGATATATTTGTACTTGCCATAATGCTATTTATAACTCAAACTGCTGCTTGACTATACATAACCCAGATATTAACAGATCCACCAGTAGGAATACCGGCTGATCCACTTATGGTTACAGGAAAGTTGCTGGCGCTCGAACTAATACAAGCGTTCCCATCAATCGGTTGTGCATACACTTTATTTCCCGCCGCTACAGTTCCGGTTAAACTATAATTTGAAAAATAATTACTTATACTTAAAGTTAACGTGCTAGGTGCAGTAAAGCTCGTAGCAAGCTTAATAAAGATGGCTTGTATAAAGGCGTTAGAAGTAGTGCCATTTGTTGTGATAGGAAATAGTCCAATTGTACTTTGCCAACCGCCGCCAGCGTCCGCGCCGGTAATATCTGATGAATTTATTGTATACTTCTTCCAACGAGGTATAGAAGCTTCGGGGCCAGTTGGATCAACTAAATCTCCAACAACATCCCAAACAGCATTATTGTTATGCCTATATAATCTTTTGCCAATAAACGCCAAATGGTGAAAGGTGTTGTCAACAATTGTAAGCAAACTGCTATTAACAAAATCATACAGCTTGGCCTTGTGCGCAGCGCCAGCAGCTTGTTCAACCTTGTATACACCACCGCCCACGACAGTTATATCAGTTACACCCGCTGGGCTGGACGCCAGTGCTACTGATGTAACATAACCCGGATCGCCATCAACACCATCTGCGCCATTAGAAACAAACTGAATGGGTGCGGTCCATGTCAGCGTGGTGTCAATGCCTGTACCTATAACGCTTGCTATAGTATGAGATACCCAAATTGGATCTGTGCCGGCTGGTGTTTCAATAGTCCAATCAGATGGGGGTGTTAATGTACTTGTACTAAAATCGTATTGACCACCAGTTGGCGTTGCTGGAGCAGACGCGCTTCTCTGAAAAATACTAATTTGAAATGTGCTTAGACCATCGGTTCCATCAGTTCCATCAGTTCCTGCAGCGCCATCATCGCCTCGTAAATTTGCAATCGGTGAACCCCACTCGTTTGCAAGACTTTTCTTATATACGTCACGTGTTGATGTATCAAAATAGAAATCATTTGGTGAACCAACACCATTATCAGGTACAGTATTACCACTAAACCACGTAGCTCCATCTGTTCCGTCTGCACCATCTTGGCCATTCGTTCCATCTTGACCTGCGATATTTGCAATCGGTGAACCCCAAGTGCCAGAGACCTTTTCATATACATCGCCATTTGTTGTATTAAGATAAAGATCACCATCAAGACCAAGCGTATCATTTGGTGTAGTGCTTCCAGTAATCCACGTAGATCCATCTGTTCCGTCTGCTCCATCTTGGCCAGGAAGACCATCCTCTCCATCGTTACCATCGGTACCGCGCAAATCTCCAGTTGAAAATCCCAAGCCATCATCGCTCGTAAAAGTAACAATACCAGTTGCTGGATTATATGAACCGTTTGTCCAACCTAGCCCATCTGCTCCATCTTGTCCAGGAGCACCATCTTGTCCATCTTGTCCAGGAGCACCATCTTGTCCATCTTGTCCAGGAGCACCATCTTGTCCATCTTGTCCATCGGTGCCCGCGACACCTTGGATGCCTTGGCCGCCCTGAATGCCTTGAATTCCCTGAGGACCAGCTGGGCCTTGTGGTGGAAGTACAGAAATCTCAGAAGGGCCAATAGGAATAGGAACGCCCTTGATAACGAAAACCTTACTTTCGCAAATAGTCGTCTTACCAGGCGATGCAGCAATGGTATCAGTTTTTATCCCGCCGGTATTAAGAATTACGTTACCAGCAGTCGTCAAGGAATGATTCTTTCCTATCTGCACTGTTGAGTTTTCGCCAATAGTACTAGCAAAATCTTTACCGATTGTTTGAGTTAAACTCTTACCTGTAGTGTGATCGAAATTTCCATCAACCACTTCCTTACGATTACCTTTGACATGAATGAATTCATTGCCCATAACTAGCCGGTGGTAATCACCTTCAATCGTGAGCTTAGCATCGCCCTTGATATTAATCATTTGATCTTTAGCAACAATCCGATACTCATCTCCAACGATCACTACCGTTTCATCACCTTTAGGAGTCCACTCTCTATATGTACCTGACTTATGCATTGAAGAGATACGCTCATATCCAGGCGTAACATCATGCTCATCAACGTGCATCGTCTTCTTAGGATCTAAACCATAATCACCATCAAACTTCTTTTGCTTATTTGTGTCCTTATCATGTAGACCATCTGTCTCTTCAACGTCGGTATCAACTTCTTCAATCTCGACTTCACGTTCGTAGGCCCACACGTGATTCTTAGGATATTGCGGTTTAATAATCTCGTCAACAGGCGGAAGGGCCCAATCATCGTTCGCTAATGCAATTGGAGTCGGGCCCAATTTCCGATGCTCTTCTTTTTTCTTATATGAAAACGAATCCTTGAACTTATCATCCTTGTCAATTGCTTCTTCAGGAATATCTTGATCATCGACTTTAGACTCATATGGGTATTGCTTCTGAGGATCACTAAAACCAAATTCATAATTGACTGATCCAGTTTTAGAAGGTAAAGTGCCCATGATAATAGGATCTTGTGCAACAGCGCCATCTCTAAAGAACCCGACTACCCACGTCCCTCGCACAATACCAGTTGCTGATCGACCAACACCTGACGTTGATGCTGATGTAACAGGCATCATAACATGGGACCAAGGCAGTGCAGCTGTAGGAATAAATGATTTGTCTTCTGTATGATATCCAAAACAACGTACACGTACGCGTCCTCTTTGTTCCGGATCCATGATGTCTTCTACAACACCGGTAAACCATTCAAAATTTCCAGCCATCATATCTTCTGGTGGTATATCATTATTCATTATGCTTTCTCCAAACTATCGCGTTTCACTTTCACTTCTGTATAATATTCTTGGTTCTTAAATCTATGTATGGCGGATGTCACTAGGTAATTGCCTGAAAGGAATTCGTCTACAACACCCCCCGTTAGCATTGGATCGCCTGCTCGTGGGAATTGCAAATCAATAATCTTACCAGCATTCAATTCAAGATCGCCGAACAATGTAATGGTATGATGCAGAGTATTGAATACGCCAGGGTAGGCTCTCATCAATCCAAGCTTTTCGTATGTCCACTCAATATAGTTCTGAGTGTCCTTCTCGTATGCTTCTGAATTACGAGACAGGCAATTTAAGCACGCATAGAATTCTTCTTCTGGTTTCTCTTCATTCTTCTTTATCGTTGGACTTCCACTGCCTCCGCCTCCGCCACCAGTATGTTCGTTATGCTTAGGCTCTTTGAACAAATCGGATCCAAGCAAAGTCTTCTCTATTTTGAAATCGTCCTTGTATGTATAATACTCTTTGCCAAATGTTCTCGTGGCCAGGTCAACATGCTGGGTCTGTGATCCCCATGTACCCTGACTAATAGGTGTGAACTTTGAAAGTTTAAGACTAGAGGAGATCCCGATGATCTTGTGCTTCCGTTGATTGAAATCTGCAGGTGTTCCGGCTTCGGCAGTATACGTTCTGGAATCTGTATAGGGAGTCGAGTTATGGGGTGATCCTTTAACGAGTTTCGTATGGGATGTCAGCGTGCAATTATCTTCGCCATTCTCAATGCTCTGAAACAAATAATATGGTGCTCCTTCTTCAGGATCATGCATGCGTCTACGGAACCAATCCATCGCCTTCATCGGTGTTTGCATATTAATAATGCCTCGGCCGACAGCTTCACAGTCACCTTCGTAGTTTACTGTAAGCTCAAAAGCATCCTTGGCAATCTTTACTATCTGGTCCGAGATCTTTCCATCATATGCACGAGAGAGCTTCAGCATAGGATTCTTCCATACATGTTTACTCACACCTGTTACTGACCATGCCTGCATATGCTCGCGATTCGATGGCCGACCATATAGAGGATAGTCTGTCACATAGAATGTATGTTCGAATTCTTGGGATCCCCCCGACATCATTTGTCGTTTGATCTTGAGATATATCGTTTCCATTCCATATACTGGAAGGACTTCAATCAGGTCTGATTCATCGCTGAGACTCACGGTGCAGATAAGGGTAGGGCTATAGATACTTTCCGTAATCGTTATCTCTTGGACCTGGTATTGTACATCTACAGCCTTACCATCTTTATTGCAGATGGTAATTTCTTCGAGCTCATATGCTGCGGGAGTTAGAGCAACTCCATCCGGTGATATATTTTTTAGAATAGCCATGCTAGATAGTATTTATTAGAAACCCAATCGGCTTGTAGCCTTAAGCGTTTCGTAATACTTCTTGACGAATTTCTTAATTACATCGGGCTTCATGACCTTGATGGTTTCCTTAGCTTCGTTCTCTTCTCGCTCCCATTCGTAATAAGGGACAGGCGTTCCTGTTCCGATCTGAGAAATATCTCCGATAGTAATAGGTGTTCCCGCTTCAATGATCTCATCGGTCAAAGGATCCACGATATCAACCGTTGTTATAAAATGATGAGGCGCTAACATAGCTTCTTCGTACGCATGTTCAATTACAAACTTGGATGTGTTTATATCAAAGGCTTCACCCTCAAAGCTTACTGCCTTGACCGACTCGATCCATGCCGCATTATTCGCTTCCTCTTCAAGATATCTCTCGGTTGGGAAGCTCGCATATTTCGTAATAATCTTGATAGGCTCGGTTACAGCATTCTGAATCTTGGAATCTGTAGATAGGAATGAATTCCCCATTTGCATATCCAACGAGTTTCCACTTGAGTCTGGCACTTCTCCCAAGATATTCTCATTCATATGCAAAGCCAAAAGTAGATGACTATCTTCTTCCTCATCAAAGTAATCATACTGCAGCGTATTATCGATGACATATAGGCCACGACCCTGTCTCCATAGTTTAGATACCTCAACCTGAGTTACTTCCATATCCCATGCAACCAACTGGTCAATTTGAGTAGCAGGCAGGTTCAGAAGCATCGAGTTCGCTACGAGACCAACCGGACTAGCCGTAGGAATAGAATCTATCCAGTTAGCAGGTGCAGCACCTCCTGAAGTGATAGGAGTAACCTGAAGATTATTAACCCACAACCTTGGATTAATACCATCATGCGTCAGAACAACATGATTCCACAGATCCATTGACACAGTATTTTCTGCAGTCATGAAATACCAGTCGTAATATGGTGCTACCGCAGTTTGTTTTATAACTAGCACCTGGCCATTAGATCTGAAGAACATCTGAATCATATCAGCATCAAAGATATGACTATCATCGTAGTTCGCCGCATCTCCTCCGATAGTAATATACCGAGGGATCTCATTCATGAATTTCTCAGTGATGACCGTAAACTCAGCAAAATTTCCCGCGTCAGGATTTTTTTCGAGATTGTCATTTGACAAAATACTAGAAAACGATTTTGGCTTCATCCATAAGGCTATCGTACCCTTAGAACTTGAGGCAGTCGTTGTAAAGTTAGGAACGAGACCGCGACCATCATATACACCCGAAGAAGTATAAGGATAATACGTTGCTGAATCATCATCATCAAGAATATACTGCCCAATGTTTTCTGTATCATGTGCAATACTTAATCCATGGGGACCCCAGTCGGTAAGAGGATTCGAATCAGAGATATCGTAAGACGAGAAGTTATACAGGAACTCTAGACCTAATTGTCCTACGTCTGCGCAGAGAGCGCTTCCATTATTATAGAGGTACTGGATCATATTCTCATTATAGAACATATTGTAGATACCGAGCATACGATAAGATGCATAGGTCTCACGCCCGAAGGATACCGTATTAATTCCGGGATCTTCCGTAATCTGGTCGAGCCAAAAGAAAGTTCCGCCGGCAAGGAGATTATAAGTACCCACCGCTAGCCCGTCGATCCACAGTTGTGCTTTCGGAGTTTCATAACTAGCAGCTGTTAGCGCGATGTGATGCCATGACCCCGGTGATAGCAGGTACGCGCCTGTTGTGATTTCCCATTGCGTTGCCCCATCTGATTCTCCGTATATCACCGCGCCCAATTCCGTGATGGCGAATTGAATCTTTTGCATTTCAGCGCTTGCATTATTCTCAAATTCCATATTGAACTGGTACTTCTCGCCGGATACTGAAGCAGCGATAGGTTTCACCCAACACGATATAGTACTTGCGGTATGCGCTTGAGTATACTCTAGAATATTCGAAAGGTTCATGGGTTCATTGTCTTGCTCGACAAAGTAATCCGAATATGGCTGGCCGAGTCCATCTAGCTCTTGGAATAATGCATGGTCATTTGGATCAACCAGAGTAATAGGAGATGTGTTTAGTATACTTCCGATAAGATCCGAATATTGCGAGGTGCCTTCCGTATACTTGAAATGCATTACCATGTGGGCAACCATATCAGTATATGTAATGCCCGCGGTATATTCAGCCGAGTCCTGATATACTACCGAATCATAGTAGCGCTTCCGAATACCATACCAGTCCTTAGCACCTGCTTCCGTGCTAGTATCGGGCACATAATCCCATGAAGCAATATCACCAATGCTGACACGGCCGTTCGGAGTACTCCAATCGATACTAGGATCATCATTCCGAATCTCACCGCGATCGCTTCCAAGTATCTTAGCCGTTGTCCAATTGAATTGCGCTGATGTATATACTGAGTTGGAATCAATCCATGTTGCGGCAGAAGGGCTTCCGCCAAACGCCGAGATCATTTTGCCTACACTATTATTACTAATCAAGCCTGATCTAGTCATGAGTCTCGGCTGACTTCCGTCCTTGTTATTTCCAAGCGCAATCATGCACCATTCACCTGCATTCGGGTTATAAGGAAAGTCCATAGCATTATCCACCTGCCAGCAAGGGGTTATAACGTCTGTTATTGTATTCTTATACCACATAGCAGCGCGCAACACACCATATTCGATTCCAGATATAGGTTCACGATGTAACAAAGATACTTCAAGGTGTATAGTATTGCCTGAGCCGGCATCGCCTTCCATATACATCAGAGTAGTATAAGCAGCACCTGCCTGATTATTGTATGCTGGAATAGAATTGAAGTACACAGGGAAGGTAAGCATCTTCATCTCTGTATTATATGCTTCATCAATCAACGGGAGTATATTCACGTAAGCATCGGCATCATCACCCTTTTCGAATTCAATATAAGACACAGGCTTAGTAGGATTCGGCCCGTTCAGAATACTTTGAGCGCCTTGAGTGAACACCGCCTGATGTTGGGCAGCGTTTATAGTATAAGGTTGGAATAATAGCGAGCGCGATGGGAGCGGCCGATTCTGAATGTAACTTTGCTCTTCACCGGACTCCGAAGCGTACGGGTTATACAGAGAGAATTTAAAGTAGGCCGGGACTTCAGAAGTCTCTGCGAAAAGAAAAGGATCGCTAACATTCGAAAGCCATAGTTGAGTCCGATCAGCATCGTACCCTTTTACGTCAGCTCCTTGTGTCAGCCGCGAATCTGTATTAATTATGCCTCGTAGAAGATTCCCTGCAGCATCACAGCGATGTACTCTAAGATTCTTATACGCTAAGTCCATACCCGCCAATATATTACCAATTACCACAGTATTTGGTTCGCCATCCATTAAATCTATACGTAAATCGGAATACAGCATATCAATATTCCAATCTTGGATCAGCATGTCATTTATGTCTTCATTGAAAAACTGAGGAAAAACCGTAAAAATACCGTACTTATTATATTTCTCATCGGTGTACCTTTGAAGGGCATGCTGACTTCTAGGCCATTCGTCGATACCATTCTTTAGATGATCGTTGAGAATAAAGAAGGTCCAAGCATAGTCAGGTGTACCATACAAATCATATGATACTTGATCAGGACGTGCTCCATTCTCTATAGTATACTTCTGATAATTGATGTAGGAATTCAAGTACTTATCGTCTACATCAACGAAGCGATAGATGTCTTGATACTGTAGAATAGAAGATCCGATTTTTAGATCGACTGTTGGGAATTTTTCAAAGAATGTAGCCATGTTATTATACGTCCTTACGGGTTAGAGCGCGCGTCTCTTGCATAGTGATGGAGATCTCTGTCTCGACGGGAGACATATCCGTTTTGAACATCAGTGCACTTGGATTAAATGTGGTATTGAGGCCCGTGAGATAGCATTCATATATCTTAGGCAACCACTTATTTTCTCCGCCACCCGATGAGCTATTGACGAATTTGACATCCCATGTTGGAGGATAGCTTAATAGGATATTAGACCCGTCATCTTGTACGAATGGATAGATGGCCGAGCGAAGCAATTCATGGAGTGCTTTAATTTGATTTGTATCTCCAGGCGTTCTTCCTACTAAGGTGAAACCAAATGTAAATGAGCGCACGTTATTGCCTTCAAAGGTCGTATTGGTATTGGGATTCAATACTCTGCGATTGGATGCCATGGCGATCTCTGCTCCATTCTGAGGCAAAAGCTTTGCTGCAGAATTCTTGGTCAGATCGTTGATCTGCGCCTTTGCTACATCCAATACCATATTACCCCGGTCGGCATCTAATTTAATAGCTTGTGTGCCCATATCAATTGTCGAATACGAGCCTCCATCTTCGAATGATACACCTGCAGGAATTGGCAGGAAGATATCACCCTGGAGAGGATCGCCGCCCTGTGATGGTTTAATATGAAAATGCACAAAGGGACGGCCTGTTGGGGTGTTCCCTAGATTTTCTGGAATTACGATTGTGTTTGGCATACTTCTATTTACCCTCTGCGTGTATCTTTCCGTGTGTGTGTGTGTATAAATTATTTATATGACATATCATGGCAAATATAGAGTACAGCATGCTGAGAAATACAAAGGCGACCCTACAAAGGTTACTTATAGGTCCCTATGGGAACGTCAGGTCTTTCGTTGGTTGGATGCTAATTCAAAAGTAGTATGGTGGAATTCCGAAGAGCTCGTTATACCTTATTACTGTATGACAGACAAGAAGCAACATCGATATTTTGTTGATGTTCAGGTGCAATTCAACAAAGGTCCTATTCGTTGTATTGAGATCAAGCCCGCGGCGCAAACCATTAAGCCAGAGAAGAAGCAGGGCAAGAGACGATCACGTTATCTTCAAGAGGCGACGACATATGCTAAGAATTATTCCAAATGGATGACGGCGCGCGGCTATTGCGAGAAAAGAGGTTGGGTGTTTGAAATTTGGACAGAACATACATTAACTGCTCTGGGCATTCGTATTCTAAGGGCAGCGCATGTGAAGAAGAAGAAAACCAACCGTAATAATAAGCCGAACACTTTATAAAGGTGAGAGACCCTTCGATCATTGCTGCTATAAATAGAATATATGAAGAACTCGCTGCTGCAAAAATACATTGAGATGTTACGAAAAGAGGGAATGCAAACCCTCACAAAGAGAAGCCGTGATTGGTTCATCGATTTGGCAATGGGGGGAACGCTAAAAGGTAGCTTTAAGAAATTGGTAAACGATCCTAATGTAAAGACTCGTACTAATCCCATGATTGGTAAGATGTATTTCTTTAAATACGATCCAAAATACAAAACAACTTTGCCATATTACGACAGATACCCTCTGATCATCCTTGCAGACCGTCCTAAGAAGGGCAAGGGATTCTATGGCATGAACCTACATTACCTTTCACCATTAGATCGTGCCAAGCTTCTGGGTGCAATGTACCCTACTCTGTCAACCACTGGCAAAGAGTTAAAGCCTTCAACCCGTCTTAGAATTTCGTATGGTATTCTTAAGGCAGCATCGCGTTTTAGATTATTCAAGCCAACATTTAAGCGTTATTTACCTGACCATATTAAATCACAAATAGTCGAGATCCCAGCAGAATTCTGGGAGATCGCAATGTTTATGCCAACTCAGAAGTTTGTCGGAAGCACAGTATCTACAGTGTGGTCTGAAAGTAGAAAGAAGGGAAGATAATAATGGCCGTTTCATTAAATGCAATCATGTCCGAGATTAATTCGCGGGGTCTTCACTCATCTAACCGATATCGTCTAGAGATACCTCGTAAAGGCATGGGCCCCGATCTCGAAATGTTTGCTGAAGCAGTAAATATCCCAGGCATGCAGATAACGACCTTTGAATATCCGATGGACAACGTTAAATATCAGGTTAAGGTACCTAATGGCACGATTCTTGAGGATATTACAATCACCTTTATGCTTACCAATGACTTCAAGATCAAGAAATTCTTTGATGAATGGGTTACTGAGATCGTAACACCTGAATATTTGCTCAATTATTGCGATAAATACGAGCAGGATATTAAGGTTGAGGCACTTGATCAAACAGGAGCTGTTGTCTATACAGCCAAAATTATTGGAGCATATCCTATCACTGTCGCGTCTATACCATTATCGTATGGAGCACAAAACGAATACACCAAACTCGAAGTGACCTTAACAGCCATCACTGCGATATTTGAATAAATATAACTGAACACAGTTAACAACATAATGAGGAAATTATAATATGGCACTCCCAATACTACAAGTAACGAAATATAACACAGTAATCCCTTCAACCGGAAAGCGAGTTCAATATCGTTCATTCTTGATTAAAGAAGAAAAGATTCTGCTGATGGCCCAGGAGTCTGGTGAAAGTGAACAAGTCATCCAAGCATTGAAAGATGTGGTCAATGCATGCACATTTGAGAAGATCGATGTAGATGCCCTTACATCATACGATCTCGAACATCTCTTTATTCAATTGCGAATGAAGTCCGTTGGTGAAACCATTGATCTTCAGGCGAAGTGTCCTGAGTGTAAGTCAGTGAACCCTATGGTGGTTGATCTCAACGAGGTCACCATCAAGGGTGATGCTAACACTAATCCTAAGATTCAATTGACCGATGATGTTGGCATTATTGCCCGGCCTATTCCTGTTGCTGATATGGACGAGGTATCTGATAAGACAGAGGACTTCACCAAGATGATTGCTCTATGCATTGAGTCTGTGTATGATACGGAAAATGTTTACAAACGTAAGGATACATCAAAGGCTGAGCTTCTAGAATTCGTATCCTCACTTAACCACGATCAGTTGATGAAGATTGAAGCTTACATCTCAGCGCAGCCGAAGTTGACATACACAAACGAATTAAAATGCCACAAATGTGGCGCTGTTATTAAGGTGGAGCTGAACGGGCTACAAGATTTTTTTCAATAGCCCTTTCCCATAACAATATTGTCAATTATTATAAGACAAACTTTGCTTTGATGCAACACCATAAATACAGTTTGACTGAGCTAGACAATATGATACCTTGGGAAAGGGAAATCTACTTGTCTTTGCTCAATCAACACATTCAGGAAGAGAATGAAAGAGCTCGTAAAGAGCAAGCAAGAATGAGACGTTAGAAAGAGATAGCTATGGCTGAAAAGAAACAGAAGATGAATGGCCCTGATAATAAAAAGGTCAGAGTCGGCGATCTGCTTCAGAATAATGATACCATAGATGTCTCTAAGGATATGGGCGAGCTTAAGAAGGAACTTATTGCCCGTGTTAAAGCAAATCTTCCTAAGCGTTTCAAATTCAATCGCGATATTGACACCAGTACACTAATTGGTATTGATACAATTAACGCTGATGGCCTACTCCCTGAGATTACATCACTTCGTCGTAGCTTCCTAGCTAATTTAGAAGCGGCTCTTCCTAAGAAGTTTAACTTTGCTGATGAGATCGACATTTCTAAGTTGCTTGGTGAGAACGATAAAGATGGTTACGCCACAGCCTTTGCCTTTAGTTCAATGAAGCGAAAGCTGCTTGGCCGAATTAAGGACAGCCTTCCTGATGAATTTGATTTTGATAAGTCGGTAAATGTTGCAGGGTTACTTGGTACCAATGAGAAAGATCAAATTCTAACAGCAACGCGGTTCACCTCGTTGAAGTGGGACCTTCTAAAACGTATTCGTAAAGCGCTGCCTGACACATTTGAATTTGATAACATGGTGAAGATCACCGACCTATTGGGTGTTAATTCGAGCGATCAGATTCTAACAGCTATTGCATTCGCGAAGATGAAGAGTAAGCTGCTTAAGAAGATGGATGCATCTCTTCCTGATGAGTTCAATTGGAATGCTAATTTTTCCATTGGTGATTTGTTTGGTGTCAGTGAAAAAACCAATGCCATAGGCCAAATTCAATTAGCCCTACTTAGACAGTCAGTTATTAAGCAGGCCAAGGCTGCATTGAAGGCTGGCGCCAAATCTGGAGTCACTGGAGAGGCGCCAGAGGCACTTCAACAAGTAGCCGCAGATGTTAATGTGGATGGTCGTACTGAAGTGATTCAGGAGGCTCCTACAGTAAAAACTCCTGCCGCTCCAATTGTGAATGTAACTTCTCCTACTGCGGTTGAAACAACTGCTCCTGAAATTTCTGTCGAACCTACCGCACCTCAGACGATCATCAAAACATCACCTATTGAAGTGCCAGATGATCATCCAGGATTTCGTACTAACAAATTACTTGAACAAATCGTTAGCTTCTTTCAACGCAGCTCCCTACAAGATGTAGAGAACCAACGCGAACAAGATCGTCTATTCACAAACATTGCAGATAATCTTGAAGGTGCAGGCGCTGCGGGTGTTGCAACACCGGACAATGATAAGAATAGCAGCGGAGGCGGATTACTAAAAGGAATCGGTAAGAGCCTCAAAGGATTGGGCGCCGGCCTTAGTGGACTTGGTAAGGGCCTTGCTAATTTGGGCAAAGGAATCGGTAAGAGCCTTGGCGGAATTATTCAGGGTACATTCACTGGCCTTAGTAAGGGTCTTAGAGCTTTATCTGATCCAAAGTTATTAATTGGTGTTGCCGTTCTTGGTGCTTTAACTGGTGTGTTATGGCTTGCTAGCAAAGCATTTAAGCAATTTGGTAACATTAATTGGAAAGACGTCCTAATTGGTGTTGGTGTTCTAGCAGTGATGGGCGCTGGTCTTGCAGCCATCGGTGGCGCAGCTCCCATGATGCTGGTTGGTTCTATTGCGTTAATCGCCGTGGCTGCTGCGATTGGCATCGCTGGTTATGCATTTAAGCAATTTGCCGATATTGATTGGAAGGGTGTAGGCATTGGTCTTGGCATATTAGCAATGACAGCAGTGGTGACGGCAGCATTGGGTTCAGTAGCTGCATTAATGATTGCTGGCGCAGTAGGTGTCGCGGCTGTTGGTGCTGCTTTAATTCCTGCGGCTATTGCATTTGAAAAGTTCGGAGGCATCAGCTGGGGTGATGTTAAGACTGGTCTTAAAATATTAGGCATTGCTGCAATTGCAATGACAGCTTTTGGCCTTGCAGCGCCATTAGCTATCGTTGGAGCTGGAGCGATCGCAGCAGTCGGTGTTGCGCTTATACCTGCAGCAGCGGCATTTGAAATATTTGGCCGAGCTGCTGAGCTATTCCAAGGTGTATTTGAACGCTTAGTGCTATCCCTTGAACGTATTGGTAACATTAGCGGCGATGCCCTTAGTCAAGTCGCAGTTGGCATTAAGGCACTTGGTGGGGCATTGCTCGAATTCGCTGGAGGCACACTCCTAGCAGGATTGGTTGACTTCTTTACAAAGAATCCTTTCCGATACTTTGAACGTATTGGTGCTCAAGGAGAAGGCCTTGCGCTAGCAGCAAAATCTATTGTTGATCTGCGAGCAGCGTTGGATCTCTTTAATAGTAAGAATGACAAGAGTCTTCTATCGTTCTTTACGAAAGATACTGCTCAAAAAATTGGTAACTTCACAAAGAATCTTGCTAAGTCAATTGATCCTCGTGATATCCGCAAGACGACGTCTATGATTGACACGTTAGCTGATTCGTTCACAAATCTGTTGAACGTTATGCGGCAGGTTGGTGATGCGACGCTTGAAGGTCTATCAGGAAAGATTGCTATCCCAGGCGAATTCATTCTCCAAGGTGCTGCTGAAGGTGCTGCCCTAGCAGCCTCTGCTCCAGTTACGATCTATAACGAAGCGCCAAGTCGTAAAGCACGGGGCTCTGTCAATAATACTACGAACAATGTATCGTATAGTCAAAGTAATCATATTGATGATACGATGCAGAATGCCATCTATATAAACCGCTTCTAACTGCAGTTTTATGGTCTCCTGAGTCACTCCTGAAGCATCCGCCGTCTCCAGGCCGTATATTCCCCTTGGTGGCATAGAGAAATGATTCTGTGGACTGCCCGAGGTGCTCTCGAACCAAAAAAAGCGGCCCCTGAGATTACTCCCAGAGGCCGCATCCATACATGTGACTACAGATTAGTCGTCGTCTTCAGCCAATTTCTTGAAGAAGCCCATCATGCTATCGTCCCCAGCGTCAGCCGCATCCAATGATTCCACATCGTTGGAATCATCACCCATTGAAAGATTATCGTCATCATCAACAGCGTGATTAGGCTGAGCTTTTTGCGTTTTACCGACAGATGGCGTCCGCTGAGTCCGACCAGCCGTTGCGACTGGAGCCTGACCTGGGACACCCGCAGGACCGAAGACCTCGGCTAATTTCTTAGCCAATTCCTCATAGGTCTTATACTCAGCCGGATTTGAGAACTCTTCCAGTGAGAAGAAGTTTTCATACAACTTCTTGAGCTCGGCATCGGTACCCACCTTGCTTGGTGAGTCGAATTCAGACTTATCGTAATTGCGATAGCCCTCAACCTTGCGAATCTTCAACTTGAAGTTAGCACCTTCCCACAAATCGAATGGGTTTATCGGTGTTTCATCTTCAAAGGCAGGCTGCATGGCTTCCATGAGCTTATCAAAGATCTTCTTTCCAAACTTGAAGAGAAAAACCTTGCCTTCGTTGTCGGTATTGCCAGAGTCGCTGACAACCAAAACGTTTGCAACGTAATGGAGACGACGCTTCTGGTTCCGTGCCTGTTCCTTGTCAGCCTCGACGCCAGTATTCCAAAGATAAGAGTTCATCTCCATTACTGGGTCATGATCCTGTCCAATAGAACTCAAGGACTTTTCGAAATACCACTTACCCGTTGGGCCCTTGAAGCCATGATCCCACCACTGCGCCCAAGGCAGAGCATCTGCATCTTGCTGAGGGAGAAAGCGAAGAACAGCATAGCCATTGCCTGCTTTATCGAGGGTAGGTGTCCAGAAACGATCGTCTCCAGAAGACTTTGTAGCACCAGCCTGCTTTGCCGCGTCAAGCAGCTTATCAAGTTGGGATTTGCGAGTGGACTTTAGTGATTCGAATGACATATGTATTTCCTTATTTAGTGTGTTATTGTATTCGACGTTTTTGTTGTATAGTTCTATTTATACAAGATGTAGGTTCTACTATACCACATATGAGTGGTATTGTACACCGTTATTTTTAGAAGTAACGCTCTTCTCCATTGGACGTACGCCGCAGTCCTATTGGTATCTGCTCGCCGACTCCATTGGTCTTGACAAGCAATTGCCAACGTCCATTGAGTAGCAGTTTACGATACTTGTGAGGTAGAGCATTTAAAAACTCCATCTGCGCCTGCATTTTCTTCAGTCCGGTAATTTCTTCTTCACTCATCGGCGAACCGCTTTCAACTTCAGCTTTGATGAGCTCTCCTTTAGGAATAAATTCCTCGGTCATTGGCGGTGCAACGTCATCGATGATGACAAGATTCTGCCTCGGAGTCTCAACGGTTTGGTCTTCTGTAGTCATACTTCCCTTCTAGCGAAGTAATCCTTTATGATGCTTCGCATTTTCTTTTGGTTTATATGGGGCCCAACGAATGGAGTCGCTTTTAAAATACGATTCCTGACATCAGGCCACAATAGTCGATCTTCAATATGAGGATCTACAGCGTTGATGAAGTTAGTGACGCAATGGAAAGCAATGACGGTCTCAGCCATGATTTCACTCGCAAGGTATAGCTTCATTATTTCGGGCATATCGCCCTTGATTGGCGAAAGTAATTCATCCAATGTTTTATCAGGCATCTTGTTCAAATCTTGTTTGAATCGATAACTAAATGTTTGTGTACGTTTGATGAATTCAATGTATGGTTCTTCAGAGAGATCACCGGCCCATGTAGCATTACGGAAAAAGTAATTTACAAAGGCGTATGTTTTCATTTCATCTTCGTTGAATCGTCGTGCCAACTTCTCAAATAGAAACATGTTGCGTTGCCGCGAGAATATTTCTGGTGTCAACTGTTTTGTTTTGAAGTTAAATTTAAACGCATTGTAGGAGTCCGATTGGAAATGCATTTTTGTAGTAGTTGCAATTTGCCATGCTCGGTGTCCAGTCATTTCGTCTCATCTCCATAAGCGCATGGGGCACAAGTTATAGCTCTTTTGGCTCCAATAAATTGCTTCTTGCAATTGAAGCATACACATACGTAATCACCGGGCGCCCAGGTGCCCTTGTGTGGTCGAATGTCTTTCTTTGCATCCTCCCACCATGGTTTTACATTAGGCATTACATACACTCATCAATAAAAGTATTATGAACAGGTTTGCGAATATTTCGAAGGATGTTCATATTAATTGCATCCAATCGAAGTTTTTCTAGAAGTGGCCCCCTGATTAGAGGGGCTGCTTCTTCAGGTTCTAGTTCAAGCTCTTTACATACTTCAATTACGGCCTCTATCGTATTCATCTCTTCATAGCGAATATATTGAAGCACCTTGGTGATGAACGCAGCTTTCTTCTCACCTAGTCCCAACTCAAGCAATGCTTCAGCTTTTGTTTTAGCCGTATTTGACATTACGCCTTAACCTTAGTCCCTTTCAAACGCTTTTGCGATACCTTATTAGCAAACGCATTGAAGAACTCCAACACTGCCCTCGGATCCTGCTCAGTCCAGAGGCGGTAGTCATAGTTAGGATAGTACCCAACAATATTGGTGTCCTCAAAGGTATAAAGATCACATGTGTTCAGTCCCTTATGCAGAACTGCAACATCCATGACGCCATTTTCTTTGCGGAACATGATTGACGTCTTACCACGCCGGGTGTTAAAGATCCATCCGAAACCCAGGTCCTCACGGAAATTTGTGACCATGGTAAAACCACCGTTTGTGAGAATCTGAGTTATATCGCCTGTTCTGATGTCCATAGCTGCTGCTATCCTTAATTTTGCCGATAGAACATGTGATGTCCTATCGTTGTTGTTGTTATCATTGCACTCGCCCAATAAGGGTTCACACTGATCGTATGATAGTGAGTCGCCCCTCCTGTGAGATTTGTAGTTGGCCCATTAATAGATATCGCTACGGCAGTAGCAAACTTCGGATGAGCCATAGCCTTTTCCAAAAGCTCTTTACGCTTAGTGATGTTATTCCAACATGAAAATTGCTTCCGCCGCATGCATTCTTGTGCTGGGGTTCGGCCGGACTGTTGGGCGCGATTGCTGATGACTTCATATACAGCAGGCATCGCCTTGGTCGATCGTTCGCCCCCAGCTTCTAGAATTAGAGTTGCAGCGATTACGATGTCGTCGGAAATAGTGGACAGATCAAACGCAAATGATGTTGAACATATAAGCAGCATTGCTAGAATGAATGTATAACACTTCATACCTTCGTCCACATTGTCCATCTCCCTCTTGAAATATATTCGCGCCTACCGCAACCATCACACCATCTACGGTAAGAAACATCTCGCCAATACATCCACTTATGAAAACCAAACCGGCATAATATGTATTGTATAATCTGTTTCATTCTAGATCTAATATACCATAGTATGTTGTATTTGTACACCCTTATTTTTCTGAGAGCAATGTGTACATATTTGTGGCGGTTGACGTTGTGTACTGAAGAAACCACAGTATTGGCATGTCCGAGCGGCAGTGCGCTCAGCCATACTTATAGCGCCGTTGAAGATATCGATGACGCTTTTGACACTAAAGTTCTTGTAGGGTGTAATCAACATCGTGTCACCATTCTTAATCCACGTGTAACTGCCATCATCTTCAAGAATAAGCTTGGTCGGATCTACAGTGAAACCATTAGTGTGATACCGCAATCCGCCAAACTTCACTTTAATCTGTTGAACGATTATGTTGATGCCATAATTGTGACGTCGCTCTGATCTCATCAATTGCAAATCCAACAGAATAGGCCACCAACCAAATCCAACACATTCTGTTGGATCTATGTCACCTTCAAACAGCACCGACTTTATCCGTGCACGTAATATTTCTTCACACTGCATTAGCGAATAACCATGTCTTTGCAGCCTTAGCAACTGCAGAGCCTACTTCTTTCTTCTCGAGACCAGACGCCTGAATAACATCAGACTCTTCCTTAACGATATCTTCAAACACCCAACGGATGAATGTGCCAATGTCCTTCTGTGTGAAGGCCTCGGGATCGCCATTAGTGATCTCGTGCATACCCTGGTTACAACGGTTGTCCGTTACAACTGTAGTAACGAATTCCTTTATAGAATTCACCTTCTCAACATCAACTGCAGCGAGAGTTTTCACCTTAGATGTGCTATGCTTCTCACCCTTAACCTTAAACCAAAAGCGTGAATGATTCCATTTAGGCTCAACAGGCGTCCAGACAATTCCTTCACCAATGCCATTAGCACCAAAAAATGCTGACACTGGACATTTAGCTTCGACGAGCTTTGTAAGCTCAGCTAACTGATTCTGAATTTCCTCAGGATTGTTGAAGTCAATAGTTGACCAGAATGTAGCAAAACGCGTATTGCTGTAGATGCCAAGTTCTGGTAGGTCAATACATTCACGTTCAGACGGGCTAAGCCAACGATCGTTGTGCTTCACTGCGAAAATAACAAACATCTTATCAACCTGATTGAGTGCAACGCCCTTTTGGATACTGCCCCCGCACCATTCACCAAAGACGGCAACAACGTTGTGGCCTTCAACGGGCCAAAGGTCTGGGAGTGTCTTTTGTAGTTCGGCAAGCTTAGGTTCCATGAATGCAGCGAAGCCTGCATTGTCATCTTTCCATGAGATTATACGCTTCCGAGATTGGATATGGCACTCATCATTGATGAGATCAAACACTACTGCGGCGTTGGTTCCATGAAGCTTGACAGTGCCACGGTATGGAATAACAGGTTTAGGCTGAGTGTAATCAAGCACCTCATCGCCGTGAAACGTGGTACCGACGAATGCAGATGTCCGTTGGACTTCCTTAACTACATTACGAAACTGATTAATTTCTGGGAACTTAATGAATTCCATGATTCTCCTTATTTTCTCTTTCTATTAAATGCATGGTACTAATATACCATAGTATGCGGTATTTGTACAGGTTAATATGGTCTAGGGTTAAGCTCAATGATGTTGATATTACTTGCCTCGCTATAGTCACGACCTTCTCCAGCACAGATATAAGCTACCACTGCATGAGTGATCACTGGTTTATTACGAATATGCGTACACAATCCAGAAACGCAGCGCTCTAGAGACGCACCGGTGTCGATGAAGTCATCTAAGAAGATGTAATTGCCAAACTTACCCATGCTATTATCGCCGCTAATAACTCCACCATGGCCTCGGCTTTTACCAACATGGATGTGGCACAGATCCCTTTCAAGCCTGAGCATAACACCCGCTGCGAGAATTGTCCCGCTGGATCCAGTTGATACGAGACCGAGGATGTCATTCTCGGCAAGGATTAGCTTTACAGCTTTAACATAATAGGGAAGCACATTCTTAAGTGCGCGGGTTTCGTACAGAGTTGTTCCATAATCTATATGCATTGTGTCTTCCTTTGGTTATTCATTAACTACTGTATTATTATACTATAGTTGACAACAAATGTACACTATATTTTTTTTCACTTGTCGTTAATCACATTACCGATGACTATAAAGCGTTTAGCTGTAATTGTATTGAGACCAATACCCGAAGCTGGATATTGCTTATTGCTGTTTTGAAACAGATGTAATTTATGATCTCTATCTGAACGACGAACAGTTCGCTGAGTGTTGCTATGATTATTCACCCGGCGTTCATATGGCGAACTCAAACATGCCTTTGTTTGTAAGACGTCACCTTCAAAAATCTCAGTTCCTTCTTTATCAAAGAATCCTGTAGATTCCTGAATAATGAATTCATCGGCGTTTAGCGCTTCAACGAGATATTGCTCAAGAAAATCCGGAATGGCCTTACGCGTGTCAGCCCAATATGCACGAAAATTAAAAATTCGGGATGTTTTCATGCCCCAGCGCTTTCGAACAAAACTTTATAATTGTCTGGGATTAGATCATTAGCGAGCAGCGTGCGATTAGGCCATTGCAATGCTCCTTTACGACCAGCTAGGCGTGGATAGTTGCTGCCCCAGCCATAATCTTCAACACCCAAGACAGTAATAACGAAGCCAGAATCACAACTGTACTTCTTTTCCTTCGACTTAATCGCAACGACCTTACCAAATTTCAAAGCAGCGGAGCGCCCCATTAAATGGGCATAGACAATGAAGTCTCCAACCCGTACGATATTGCCACCTTTATCTAAGTAACTTTCTAGTTGCATATCATTTTTCGCCATTTTGTATTTCCTTTATGTGTTTGCATGCTTTCTTGCGAAATTTGTATTGAGCACACGTGCATGTGTAATTTCCGCTGCCAAGATTATTGACAGTATAGACATCACCTTTTGATCCTGTGACTTCCCATTGAGTTGTAATTTCATCTTGAGCAACCCCATCAATTGACGCAATGTTCTTTCGCTGCACCAATTCAATAACAGATGATTGACCATCTAACCGCATTACACGATAATAGTGATCGGAATCAAACCCAGGAAGTTCACGCCAGGGAAGGGTAATTCCAGGAAATGCTTCACCTACTCGCTTAACATATGGTGTGATCACGTCCTTAGTGACAAAGATATGTAGATCAGAGAGTGTAACTCCCTCTAAATATATGGTTTGCTCAGTTATAAGCTTATCACAAAGTTGTTGGCGACTCCTTTTCATCATACATTCAAATTGCTTTCATCTATAGCGCCTTCAATGCACTGTAAAGTCGTCGGATCGTACTTTTGACCAAGGCCTGGCCCAATACCCATCCCACACTTCTCAAAACATGTAGGACACATCAATGCCCAGGGTCCTGCAATAGTTTTGCCATCGACGAAAAACTCGACGATATGGGGCTTCAGCGGCCCATCACATATATCGCATAGTTCATGCTCACTTAGCCACTTGCCCATTGTATCTCCTTCACTTACTCATTAATAACATCAACACCAAAAATAGAGGGGCTGCTGCCGGCTTGTAACGGCGAGTTAAAAAGACCCGAACCCCCAAGGTCTACCCGCTTGATATCGTGCACTTTACTGCATCAACGTGAATCAGAAGCCCCACTGTTACAAGAGGGTTGAGCAAAGCTGTAATAGGATTCGAACCTATATCTGTCCGGACAAACTGTCCGCTGTGATTACCATTACACCACACCGCTCATCGCGCCTTGAAGCTTGCTGGCTTCGCTGGCTGATGTCTTCCTGCTTCGGTATTTCTGGGCAGCAACCCTTACTCTCACCTCAGCGCTTCTTCTCACATCAAATTTCAAAGATCAATTGCTTGATAAAACCATTATACACCAGCTTTTTTAGCATGTACACCATTATATTCAATTATTTTCACCTGAAAAGCTAAGTCGGGCTCGATTAAGGACTTATGCTGAAAAATAGTTTTCGTGATGGTCCGAAAACGGTTGTAGAGATGGTAGAGATGGCTCCCACGTGGTAGGAAGCCTCTCCACGTATTACGTACAGGCTGGCTCCTGAGTCACTCTAGAATGCATTGGACTCTCGGGTGTATGTTTACCCTCGTAAAACTGCAGAAACACTCCTGAATGCATCTCTAATCACGGAGCCCGATATCCGGACGACTTGGGAGACGACCCGAAACTTATTGACAATCTACAGCGGAATAGCTCCACCGAATTGTTCTACAATGTGTTTATTCATATGACACATAGCTTCAATGATAGTGGGATTATATATACCACGACCTAGGCGCATCACCTTACCCATTGCATATTTTATACATTGATCATATGAATCATAGCTTTCCATATTATGTATCATGCAATAACCAACCATGCTATCATGGATTACAGTAGCAATATCTATGATACTATATCTGTTAAACGATTCTTCAGACATTTAAGTTCCTTTAGAAAATGGTGGGTGCCGAAGGAATAACCATCCAATGAGTTAGCGTATCTCCCAGCCAGCACTCGTCTCTTCCCTCGTCTCTCCAAAACCATTCACGCGTATCGGCCTCATACCAGACAATCCTAGCGCGATAACCATCCCACCCCATTACTTCGTCTGCGTTGGGCGGGAGTCGTTCGCAGCAAGGCACCCAACAATCACTTTGACCCGTACAGGAGGAAGTCGGTTTAGGTGGTGGCGGTGGCAGTTTGTTTTTCTCTGGCGCGTAGCTTCCGTATATCTCTAATTTCATTTCACATTCAACGCTAATACCATATCCTCTCGGATCTCTTCAGCAGCTTCCCGTCGAGCCTGCTTCTTCCAATAACGCCGGGTCTTCTGCTTACCGACTGAACGAATAACGTGGCCGGATCGAGTGGCCAGACCATAATGCCGAATATCTTCAACATCGGGCCATTCAACACCATCTTCCCGCGGGATACCATATGCTTTCATAACTTCATTCTCCTAGAATGTGGCGGTGGCAGCCGTAATCTTCTTCCCGAGCAGAGCGCTCAGGCCTTCATTCACAGCGTTGGCCATGGCTTGGTTCATATCACCAAACCCATACTGCCGGTGCTTTTCATTTGCCACAGCGATCGCCTCGGCCTTCCGTAGACGGAAGCGATATTCACCCAACGATTCACCTTCTAACATCTTCATATCCGTGACGCATCCTGTATTAGTACGTTCCCAATTACAGCCAGCACCTTCAGCACTGTTTGCCCGATCTCTCTGCTTTGTTCGTTCATTATATTACTTCCTCTGATATTATTATAAACCAGTTTCTGCAGCTTGTACACCATTATTTTCATTTATTTTCGGCTAAAAAGCTAAGGTCCAGCTTATCAAGCACTTATGCTGAAAAATAGTTTGTGGGCAGTAATAACGATGGTAGAGTAGATGTGTAAGTGGTTGATACGCGGATGGCTCCTGAGTCACTCTTCAGGCCATTTTGCCCTTTTTGAAGGTAAATATACATCCTACGACTCAAAATGCTCTCAGGAGTGATTCCGGACTGCAGATTTGACTGTAGAGAGATTCTTAAGCTAGCATGCTAAAACACCAACGATAACCACGATCATGTGGGCCTTTATCGGTCGTGCCGGCAGGATTAAATATACAACCATCGTTACGAAACATGCTCACATAATATTCATATGGTTCTACACGGCGAGGCTAACGAAATTTGAGGGGTGGGATAAAGCCGTTAAGTTGATCTTTACGCGAGAAACGGATGGCTGATATGCATGTGCTAATAATATTTTGATGATAGTTAATCTTTTCATGCTCTAATAAACAGTAGTGTTGTTGTATACATTATCTCGTCATCCTTTATGTTTTGAATCTAACATTGAGAAGATCACACCCAAAAGTGGTATCTCCTGCACTTGGCGCAGGATTGACCTATAGGCACACCATGTTGACATTGACCAGAGTATGGCCGATCAATAGCGTCCTTCTCCAAGGGTGCATCCACCTTTTGAGGCGGTGAACTTTGCTCGGCCGCTGTTTGGATAATAGCCCTAAGCCGAACAATTTCAGCATTGGCTTCTGCAACAATCTTATCATAGTATTCTGTAGAGACGGTGTTGAGCTCAAGCAGTTGATAGTCGTGATAACTGACGTACGTACCATTCAGATTATCAACAAACATACACGCTCTGCTGTCGTCCACGGGATCCACATGTGGATCGTATCTTAATACCATAACGTCGATATCACTCATAATAATTTCCTATTCTTAACTTCATAGAATTATTATACCATGGTTTGTCAAATTTGTACACCGTTATTTTTATAGGCATTGAGATACCCCTCGACAATGAAGTATTCCTTTGAGAGTGTCCCATCCGTAAAGTAGTTGAATGAATTGACGGATGTTTCGACTGTCCTCCAAAAGTTTACTTCCTTGCCGTAGATATTGAACACTTCAGCGCTATAAAAATCAGCAATCTTTTTATGTGTCTTTATGAACTCGGTATAGAAGCTTTCATACAGGTCGATATCCTGCTGCAACTCTTCTTGACGAGTGTCTGTAGAGATCCGACGAACATGAATGTATTTGACGTTATCGAATTTAGAAATATACTTCACCAACTCATCAAACTCAACGACGTTATAACGGTTCAGTACAATAGAGACACGTACGTTATCTCCGCTCCTGGGTATAATATAATCCCAATCAGGTATATCACTTCGACCCATAATCTTTTTGTTAGTCTCGGGATTCAGACTGTGAATGGAATACCCAATCTCATCCTGCATTAGATCGATGAGGCACATCTTCTCCTGCGCTAAATATCCATTCGTTCGAACACCAACTGTAAAGCCATAGTGTTGAAGGTGGATCAACAAAGACCTAAGATGCTCGGACTTATATTGTAGTCCGTCAGCAGTCTGACCGGTGAGATATAATTTCGTTATGCCGTTCTTAGCACACTCTGACAGAAACTCATTGAAGTTTTTCCATTGCGTCCATGGGACATCCAATTGGTTCTTCCCTGCGAGCTCATTACAGATATCCTTGCCGAGGCAAAAGTAGCAATTTGCATTGCATTGGCCCAGTAGGTTAATGTTTGCAAACGTTGGCGCTTTACGATTTCGATTCTTTTTGATTTCAATTTTCATATTAGTGCTTATATAAAGTGTAGAATGAATTCTTCGTCTTAAAACGAATATGATCGTTAGTAATTTCTAAGATCTCTGTGATTACCGTTGTGCACCACCAGTCCCTAGATGAAAACATCCCACCTGTAACTGTACCAATATATAATCCGAATCCCAAAAGCGATTCGGGATTTCCATCCCAACTATGCATACTATCGCTCAGGTTCGCTGGTATAAGATTTAAGACAGAACCATAGTGTCCTTCGCCATCGCGATCTCTAACTAATCTTGCCATCACTCATCTCTTTCAATATTTCGTATAGTGATTTAACTTCAAAAAGTAAGAACAATTCGTGAGGCTTCACTCCCGGATGTTTCGACGATAGATACGTATTAGCATTACGCTTTCGAGTAAAACACAGTTCAGGATATACCAGCTTTTGTGTTGTTCGATTAACAATTAACCATTTATCCTTTGTGCACACTTTCATTTTACGAGACCCGTTGTGTATAGTTGTAGTAGAGAGTCACTCCAATAGCCCACATGACACTGATGACCGGATTAATGTATATACACACCAACATCATGGCGAGTGTCTCAGGAGTGAACTGGAGAGCCGCCGTAGCGATTCGATATGCGAGTAATTGCAGCTTATTCATGTTTTTCTTTCTGTTGTTTGTAGATTACCAGGATTCAGAGACCATGGGTTCTTTGCCTAAGGCGTTCGTTATGTCAGCCAATAATTCGTATACGATACCACGATCAATGGGGATTCGTTCATGAGCCTCATTAATTGTCCACGCTTCTTTAGGTGTAATCACATGCAGCACACTATGAATTGTAGCGCTGAAGCACTTGGGAGTGTCTGAATAGATATCCATTACAGAGCCGCCTTCTTCTGATTAATGTGGTAACATGCCGGAACCATCTGCTCAAGAGAGCGGAAGAATGCTGACGCAGTATCTCCATTGGCGATGCATTTCTGCATGCGTTCCACGATCTGGCGAGTTGTCATTTTCTTGGTCTTCATAGTTTTCTCCTACAGGTTAAACGCTTTCTTCAGCGCCGCTATTATTTCAATAGCTTTTTCTTTATCAACGTCAACAGACGTCTCAGTATCAGAACTGTAATGATCACATGCGTGTTCAGTGAATTCAAAATATGCATGATTATCGAAACGTTCCCAAATATCAATTGACAGTTTCAGTGTGCTTCCAATATCGACTTCGTTTTGTTCATTGGTCATATTGACCTCCGTTTTGCAGCATTGATAACTGCGGTAATTCTGTGGCGGCCGATCGGATTTGCCGAGTGGCAAAATGTTCCATCCTTGGGCCAGACATTATTCTCTTCCATCCAACATGCTACGATATAGCCCGTGTCATCGCCGCCGAGGTCATGGTCAAGTGAGCACTCAATAACATTCTGTGTTTTGAGAATCTCAATTGCCTCAGCGCTAGTCTTAGCGACAACCCAATCCCGAAGTCCAGAAAACACTGGATTGCGGATATCATCCACGTATAGCCGTATTGGAGCTGTATTAGTTTTATTAACTTTAAAATTCATAGAATTATTATACCACACTTTCTAAATTCTGTACACCATTATTTTAACTCTACAGAAAGGCGTCAAATACGCGATTTAGAGTTGTCGTCGCTTGATCCTGATCGCGATCACAACTAAGGATCTCAAAATCGGGATACATGTCTACGTCCTCGCCATCCCGGCGCCAACCTTTAAGCAGGTGAGCAGCTGCTGATTTGTGACCGGCGAAATAATCCTCTGCAGCCGAGACTGCACCATTGATGCTATACGTCAGAACGCTGTGCTCGAGCCAACGACATCCTGTCGTAGTTTCATGAAAGAAGATAACCTCGATGTTATTCGGTTCTGATAGTACGCTCATTATATGCTCCTGATTTCGCGAATAATGCCCTGGAAGTGCCACATAAAACGACGATCCTTTTTATATGCTAGGACATGTAGCATGGTCCGCCCGAATCTTGACGATGCGAATTGTAATTGGCGATCGATACTCATGTTACGACTTCTTTACTTCTTCAGCCATACGCCGGGCATTCCGATGGATCTTGTTGGCCAAGGCCCGATCTTCCTGGGCCATCTTGTCAAGCTGCTTCTTCCATTGATTCGTCTTCATACTGTATCCCTTTGCTGTTACCGTTATTCCTCTGATATCATTATAAACCAGTTCTCAGTAAAAGTACACCATTATTTTTCAGTTTTTAGCACTTTTTTGTTAAGTAGGGCTCCAGAAGGGACTTACACAATCACTTATTTTCGCGAAAAAAGGCCCTCAAGTGGTCCTGAATGAACACTGCATCTAAAATAGGGTTAAATTACACTAAATCAGGTACTTATGCATTCAGGACCACTTGAGGGCCTCGATTTGCCGTCAAATCGGTAGTTGTAGTTGTAGTTGTGGTTGTGGTAGGCTTAGTGGGAGTCGAACCCACGACCTGCAGAGTAGGAATCTGCTGCTCTGTCCTCTGAGCTATAAGCCTATAACGTGTTTACATCGTCATTAGTTGCTGTATTCATCGCCAAAATCCTCCAAACAGTTCTTCAAAACCAGTAGGATATGCCGGAGCTTTCGTGTGTTCAGAACTCTTACTTGTATCCCATACCACCTCAACGAGTCGCTTCAGTTGAGATACCGGTAGTGACACACGTCCCTTGCCGATCAACTTATTTTGATCAGCAATATAATTCCACATCTGTTGTTTGTTCGTTATCATAATAAAATGGTCGGAGTAGAGGGATTCGAACCCCCGGCCCTCGCGTCCCAAACGCGATGCGCTAACCAGACTGCGCTATACTCCGTAAAAAGGTGAGGGCCCCGAAGGGAAGAGCAATTGAATATGGGGATTCGAACCTCATGATTCCAGCTAAACGCTGGTGTCTTGCCAATTAGACGAATTCATTACCTGTTTTTTAACATTGCCGTGTTACGTCACGGGTATCTCTTAAGGACAAACTATCAGGGCGGCAACCCTTACACGTTCCTCCAACCACTCAAAAATCAACATTTACCGGATGACCCCTAATCCATCGTCTCCGATATCGACCTCATCTCTTGGCCCTACCACTGTTCTGTTATAATATTTATATATCAAATTGGCTCGGATTATATTATTTTACATGGTAACCCGAGAAGACCCATGAACTTTTAGGATGATCTTTCTGCAACTTTCGCGATTGGACCTGTTCGTACTCGTTCATCCTTGTTGCAACACAGCTTGTTCGCTGTAAGATTAATCTTCGATTGTACACCATCCGGCAACAGCACCGACTGGTGGGATGAAAACTCCCACGCCCCGAATCGTCTCGGCCTTAAATGGCGCTTCAAAATCGCACTGGCAAACCTTAACTACATTCATCACCCAACCACTCACAAATAGGCACACCAATAACATCGGCACCAACATAATCACTGTCTTCATAATCTTCTCTCTCACTGTTAATTTATTATGGTACTAATATACCATAGTCTATCAGATTTGTACACCATTATTTTCAGACTCGAATGCTTATCTTATGAGATCAACGCACTCGCCGAAGTACTTGTCGAATACCTGAATCAAATTCTCATAATCGCTTGTCGTCATTTCAGTGACGATAGCAGCACCATCAAGGTCCATGCGTTTTGCAAAACGCTTTGCTGCTCCTATCAAACAAAAGGCATTACCCTCAGGTCCACTGAGATCAATCGTCAGCTTGGTGTTCGGATGCTCTGTTAAAATTGCCATTGCGTCTTCCCTCTTTACTTAATGTTATTAGCTACTGCAGCTTTATGGGCTGCCATATCAGCTGCCAGCAATTTTGCAACCTTCTTGGACTTAATCAAATCCAAAGTGGCTGCGACTTCTTCCTCAGTGAATTCCAGGGTAAGGAAAGCCCAAGTGCCCCGTTTCCCACCCCTGACGATGAATCCTGGTGAGCAACCGCAGCTGCATCCAGCCTTCTGTGAAAACCACACATTTTTCAGAGGAACATCGAAGTGTTCTACGAGACCGGCATAGACGATCTTATTCGTAAAGCGGGTAAGAGCGCCCCACGCCTTGGACTTAACTTTTAGTTCCCAGATCTCGTTAGCCATGAACCACTTATCGATGATGGATCGAATATCCATGTTATCATCACTGCAGGACACCATCACCTTGCAGTGATTAAAACTGCGTTCTTGATAATTCCGCTCACGCTGATCGACGTTGACTACCTTCATAACTGTTGCTCCATTAGCTTCTTTGTAACTGTAACCCTCATAGAATTATTATACCACAGATTCGTACTAAAGTACACCATTATTTTCGGTTTTCAGCACTTTTTTGCTAAGTATGGCTAGATCAGTCCTTTATGCATAGAAGCCCCTCGGGCCTTCAGGAGGCCGTTGGGGCTCTAGATCCATATAATCACCCTCAATTTGCTGAAAAGTGATCCTGAGGGTGATTAGAAGCTTGGATCAGGCTATATGTTCCTTATGTTGTGTTTGTTATTGATTGATATGATCTGCATATTCCAATCCTAAAGGGCGGATGTCAGATCTACGGAAATTTGCACGTTGAATTTCCTGAGCTGCGCGATAGCCTATTTCTCGGCCAACGTGCTCGATGGCAACGTGATCATCGCCATGCATGAAACCGTACTCTAAAATTGCAGAATCGATGTCGATGCATACACGAAGCTTAGGATAAGAATGATTGACACGACGCACTTCGACTGAACAAAGCTTACGTGATATTTCAGCAACCCTTTCCCCTAGCTCATCAGAATCCCGCTTCATAATTTGTAGAGAGCTTTCCGCGCGCCGTAATTGATTACGAGTATCTAAATAGAGATCACTCTTCCGTGCCAGCCAATTCAGTAATCGTTTGTGTGTTTTTGTTTTCTTCATGTCATATCCATTTGTTTTCTGATGATTATTCTTTACATTTTGAATTCGCTGTAGTCCGGCTCATCGGTTGTAGCAGTGAATGACGTATCGCCCGACAACACATCGGTCTGAGCTGATTCCTCAGCATCATATAGGCGCATCTTGGCGCGTTCCATTCCCAACACAAAGCGACGGTAATAGGCTACGTCATTATATCGATTCTTAAGTTGTTTGACCAATATTTGATCTAACTCTTCAAGCTCTTCTGTAGTGATCAAAGCCAACATTAAATCTGCTGTAGCGGGTAGGCCAAAGGACTCAGACGTATTGGTGATATCGACATCCGAAGAATTCATACCATCACGGTTAGTTTGCGTAGCCGACCACATGATCGTATCGGTTTCAATTGCCAGGCCTCGAAGCTCTTCAGCAATCGCCTTGATATAGCCGTATGAACCAATGGATCCACCCATTCCCTTAATACGAGATGAGGCGCAGATGTTAATGTAATCGATTAAGATTACGTCAGGAATAAAATCCTTTTTCAACTTCAGTTCAGAAAGCAATGCTCTAAAATGTCCTGCATGCGCTGCAGCCGTCGGGTATTCCTTGATAATCAGTCGGCCGGACGAAGTTGTGCGGATCTTGTGGATTGCTTTATTGAATTCACCTTTGGTTAGAGAAGCAATTTCGTTGATGTTGACGTCAAATAGATTGGCATCAATACGTTCAGCGATTTTCTCCTCACTCATTTCCATGGTGATGTATAGGCAATTAATACCTTGAGTTATATATGCTGCAGCAAGGTGACACAGTGTCATACTCTTACCTGTGCCGGTACCTCCAAGAAAGATGTTTAGTGTTTTCCTTTTAACACCTCCACCAGTGATCTTATTAAGCATCTCTAAATCGAAAGGCACCTTGTTCTCCGGGGTGTGGTAGTATTCAAAACGCTTGTCTGAATTTTCCATGTAGTCATGACCAATGTCACGATCGAAACCCACACCCAATGCTTGTTGAAGCATATCAGGAATAGCGCTGGGTAACATCTCAGCGTTATTTCCGTTGATGATTTCAATTGACTTAAGGACAGCCAAATAAACAGCTCGATCCTGACACCACTTCTCTGTGGTTTCAACGAGCCATGTCATATCCGTAGATCGTTCGTCATCCGTTATAGTGAATGCTCGCTTAATATAAGCATGAATTTCTTGTGCTTGCTCGGGATGAGATTCAAGTTGAGAGAATTCATACTCCATAGTAGAGCAATTGGGCATCGTATTATATTTGGTGACAAACTTTACGAGCAGGTCAAATACAAATCTGGCATGGCCATCAAAGTATTCTTTCTTGAGGAATGGCAATACTGTTCGGCAGTACTCCTCATTCGCTACAATATTTTTAATTACTAATTCGCTAATATCTTCCATATGTCTATTATACCATATCGTCGGTTAGATGTACACTATTCAATTTCGTAACTCTCTACGGTTACCAAACTATAATTAGATTCGAGTTGTTGGCGATGGGTGTGAGCCGATGACTCATCATCCCATACACCTTCAACATTCATTGTAGAGCCATTGCCATCGCGGCCGAGTACTAAATGAATCACTGCTTTACTTTCTCAACATCCTTTTCATCAATCATCTGAGATATCGACTTAACGACGATATCAGCAAGAAGCTGATGAAATGCAGGATCACATTCAATCGATTCTTTCGTCTTGCATGATCGGCCGATTATGGTACCATAATCGGGAATTTCGAGAATGTTAAATTCGATGTGCATCGGGACATTACCATTCTGATCTTCAATGGAATCACCTTCCATTGTTGGGAAACTCACGGCGCCTATTTGAAATAGCACGCCCTTAAACTCTCCTGATTCACACCGCATCTTAGCGAATGGGTGTCCGGTCTTTTCATCAATTTGCTCGGTGGGTATTACTGTGATTTGCTCCATCATTTTATATGTCCTCTTCTTCGTATTGTGCCATGGCAACCTCGCCGATAGTGTAACGTTCCTTGATCCACTGTAGGAACTGTGCGTTAGTTAATAGCGGCTGCCAGAATTCTGCACAGTGAGTCTTATTTTCACTGCAAATTTTGCCGACTGGTTTATCACCACCCGGAGTATCAACAACGGTGTAGTAACCTTTCTTGGGCTTCATAACCCAACCTGATTCTAGACCAACTTCAAGGAGGCCCGACCATTTCATGATCCCGCCTTCCCATGATACAGAGATAGGAATCTTCGACTTCTCTTTAACGAATCGAGATTTCTCGATGTTAATGATGAAGTGGTATCCCTTAATCTCAACACCCTGCTTATCCTGACGACGTCCAATAATCCAGATGTTATTCGCTGAATAATATATGCCTGTTCCACCAGAAACAACATCAGTACTAAACATTTCCTGCGTCTTATACGTGTGATTCACTGCGATCATTGGGATGTTTTTCGTTTGAAGGTAGGGTGTTACCATTCGGAAGAGACCTTTAAGCGCCTTGGCTCTAGTCATATCAGCTTTGCTACTCTCGGACAAAGCGTCTTCCAATTCCTTTTTAGATGCTAGGTTACCAATTGAATCAATGATGATGATAACGTCTTCCTTGTTTTCCAGCGTTTCGAGCTGATGAACAAGGTCGAATTTCAATTCTTCGATATTCATAATAGGAACATGCAACACTCGTTCAGTGTCGATACCAAAAGCGTTAAAGTACGCCTGGGGTGTTCCGAATTCAGAATCATAGAACATCAACACAGATTCGGGATGTGCCTTCAAATATGACGCGGCCATCAACAAAGCGAAGCTCGTTTTGAAATGCTTACTCGGTCCTGCAAGCATCGTCAGCCCAGGTCCAATACCTCCATCGATGGAACCACTAAGCGCAACGTTAATCATTGGAACTGAGGTGGGCGTCAGAGGTACGTCGTTGAAGTATACTGACGTTGCAAGACCATCCGTCTTTGAGAGTTTTGAACTCTTCTTTAATTTGGCTAGTAATGATCCCATGTTATTTTGTTCCTTTATATATGTGTTCTTTCATCTTATCTTTCTGTTGTTTTGACGCCCAATTAATTGCGTCAAAGCGCTCGTCGTAAATCTTTCGATTGGAAATGCGTTCTGCATCACCTTTCCCAGCCCCTGTGGCATTGCGTTCCTGACTTGTACTCATTATGCTTGGCAATAAATTTTTGTCTCATCTAGTTTAGGCGGCCAACTGCCGCCGCTCGTATGGTATGAGCCTATGAGCTCAACATCGTTGATGCCACCACCCCGACACCCTTTATGCGCGGATAACCACTCCTTATGTAGGGCCAATTCTTCGGCGGCTGTCTCTTGGCGAATTGCAATCGCTGCTCCGCATGAACATGTATCATTAATCATAGTTGTTTCCTTTATACGAGCTTCAAATAAAGCTCAGCAGTTTTCCGCGCATCATACATTGCATCATGCGCATCGTCTTCGTTGAACTCAATTCCAGCAAATTCACATAACGATTTGAGAGTGAATGCGGATGTTACCCTGGCGTCTCGTAGAATCCATGCTGCTACACGATAGAGACACAGCGATGGGCGCCAAAAATAGCTGCCATACATATAATCCATGGGTGTATTATCAAACCACTTGCTGACAAAGTCTTCGTCGAAAACTGAATTGTACGCAACGAATTGCATCTTATCTTTGGGATTAAAGCGGTCGGCGTACTTGTCAAGGAACTTCGTATAGATCTTAAATGCATCTTCTGACGAGAGTTCTCGACTATAAAGCTCTTCCATAGTGATGTGTGATTTCTCTAATGCTGCCTGTTCGTAATCAAGCTTAGCAGGCCTAAACTTTAGATCAATTAAATCAATCTCTACGTCCTTATCATCCAAGACAATGCATGACAACTGGTGAACGGTGTGGATTTCTGGATCGAGGCCTGTGGTCTCAGTATCAGTGATGCATTTAATCATGCTATCCTCTGCATTCGAATGATGTAGGAACTCCGCGAGTGACGATCATGTCCAGTAGATCATATAGACCTGAACCACTCTGTAGAGGTGAGCGAGGTGCCGATGATCGAAATTCTAAACCACTATCCCAATACAATATTACGTCGGGCTTCTGTCTACGAACTGCCTTAGCCTTCTTAATGTACTCAGCTTGACTAGCTCGTAGTTTTTGCAATTGCACAGCGATGCGTGACAGCTTTGCCGCTTCATCGGTCGTCTTTTCGGCAATCACTTTGCGAATCTCAGTGCCTTTGTTAATCAAGGTGGCGAGCTCGCTGTCGTATGGTGTGGGTATGTTTTTCATATATTCCTTGGGTGTTAGATAAGCCATTGAAGTACGACAAATGCCGTGATGGCGATTGACTGCAAGATAATGGTGATGGCTGGCAGATCGTTTCTTGCCATGATTCGATACGTGTTACTGAATGTGAATAACACACCAATAAATAGTACGATAATTTTTGCTATGAGCATAATTACTTTCTTGTGTTGTGCTACAGTTGACGGATCAACTTATTAGCGGTTTTAAAATCCGGATGTGAAGCATTACGAACTGCAAGATTGCGACTCAGCCAATTGATGTCATCTATCCGTAGCGATGGAACATCCATCGTGGCCAGAATTCGGGCCAGCTTTACGGCTATTACATCATTTTTCTCAATCATCTCAATTCCTTATTAATAATAACTAGACTAATATACCATATCACTGGCCTAATGTACACCATTATTTTCGGCTCCTGAGAGGCCCTAGAATCACTTGGATCATATTGGGAGGGTATTAACCTTAGTCTTACCCCGCGGACGTCTTGAGGGCTTCTTTGGAGCCGTCTTTTGGGCAGGTTTAGCTGTTGTGAGCTTCACACGAGTCTTCACCGGGGCCTTGGCTGTAGTTTTCTTCTTGGCTGGAGCTCGTTTGGCAGTAGCCACCAACGGTTCAGCAAATTTCTGAAGCTTCTTGAAGAGACGGAGACCTTTATCACATTCCTTCTTATCCAGAATCTTTTGATCGTCAGTGCGGGTGGTATCCTTTCGGATTTCCTTCTTCCGTTCCTTAATAGTCTCAAGCTCATCGTCAATACACTGAAGGATATACTGTAGATCATGCCTGCAGACGCCCACTAGCTTCTCAGGATCTTCAAGGTATGCGACCATTGAACCTTTAGGTGTTGGATCACTCTTGGGTTCAGTTGCGCCGGTAGTCGTCCCACCAATTGTGCCCACGACTTTGGCCTTAGGCTTCCGCGGTTGGCGTGGCTTACGCTTCTTTCGTGGCTTAAAATCACGCACCATCTCCTCGTAATGACCCATCACACTTTTAGCCAAGCGATCTATTTGATCCTGCGTAAGGATGTACTGCTCACCGTCTTTAACGAGGACGTACTTATTCTTTTTGATGTAGAATACACCTGGGTACGTCTCAGTTATACCTTCAAGGTTGATTACTTCAGTTGCCATAATGGATCCTATATGTCGCTGGTTCGAATTGCATGCAATTCATTCTTGGTCATCTTCAAAACTCGAGGAGCGTGATCATTGAGATAGACAATTGAAGCTGAAGGTCGTGTATCAATCAACTCGAATATGTCATGGAATTGATGGGCGTAATTGACGATCTGTAGCACCATCTTCGTCCAACCGATTATCAGGTCGTAGTCGTCCACCATCTGGGCACATCGGATCTCTGCTCGTCGGCAATCGTCTTCGCCATAGAGGTGTACATCGGTGTACTTCTCCCCGATGAGGCCTGGGTTGTTAAGCAGCAGTGTAGCTACTTTATTAATCATTGGGACGTCTGGTCCGTGCGGATTAACTCGGATGAGTGACTGACTGTAGTGGCTATTGGCGCGATCGGGAAAGATACCATAGATGTCCGAAGACATTTCATACCATATCGCTAGAAACACAAGACGATCGAGGTCGCCCAAGTCAACGTGGATGTGATAACCCGTCTCGCTGCCAAATCGACCGTCGTTGTTATTCACAAGCTTAATAGTCTTAGCGATTTCCAAAAATGACTCTTTACATACGTCAAGGATTGGAGAGACTATTTCACCTCCAACGTCATCGCCAGAATCATCCATCTCAGTTACGGAATAGTCGGCAATAAGCTGCCAATGCTTATATTTGGAATCAACATCATCCCAGCCATCGAGCGAACACTTGACGCCATGACGATACTTAGACTTTTGTTGATTGAATATGGGCGCAAATGTTTTCAATGGCGTATCCATAAATTCAATCTCTACACCGAACCGAAATGATTCGGGTAGTAAGTAAGGTGTCTTAGCCGGCATGGTGGGTTACCCCTTTCCGTTGAGGATCATGATCTGGGCGGTCAGGGACTCGATGATCGCGGCCGCATTATAGCAGCCACGGACTGTCGCCTTGAAGCGAGGGTGTACAGTTTCGCGGTAGATGTCGCGGAGACTGAACACTGGCTCAAGGGCCTGCATAAAGATGCAACGCTTAACTACGGTGAGGTCAGCCTCCTTAGAGGTGGCATCCACGAGAATATCGCGCATCTTAGTGGTGTCCTCGAGGTTCATCTTCGGCTTCCGACCACGGTCGGTCTTCGCGACCTTCGCCTTAGGTGCCTTCGCCTTGGCCTTCTTCGCGGACTTCTTGGCCACAACAACGTCTGCTGCAACCTGCTTGGTAATAAGGTCGCATTCGTCATCAACCACAGACTGGCCAGTTCGGCGCAACTCAGCGTTGATCTCAGCACGGATGGCAGCATCTTCAGCTTCCATCTCAGCGTCGGTCATTTCAACCGCGTCGGTATCCTCATCTGGGATCACGATGTCCAGGTTCTCGATAGCCGCAGTAGATGCGTCCATATCAAAATCCTCAATACTGCCTTCGGTTGCCATTGCGTCCATGATGTCGTCTATGTCGTTCATTCTCTTTTCCTTCTGGGCTGCTGCCCTGTTGCTTGATACCATTATACACCAGTTTCAGCCATAAAGTACACAAAAAAGTGATCCCGACAGCACTTTTTTGCTAAGTAGGCCTCTAGAAGGGGCTTACACAATCACCTTTTTCGGCCTTTTGGGCCCAAAATCGGCCAAAATCGACCCATGAGGGCGTAAAATGCATAAATATGGCTCCGATGGCCATTTACATACTGTAGTTGTGTAAAGCCTTGATGCAGGATGACTACTCTACAGTTTTCCGCCATCCCAGGCGCCATAGGAGCTTAGCGATGGTTGTTGCAATGATATTGATGTAGTATTCGCAGATAAGAGGACACGCCGCGTGGAGGCCTTCGTGGATGATAACGTCCAGATCTTCTAGGGTATTTCCCTCGAGTGGGATATAGAGAGTCTTCTTTTCGTAGTTACATTCTCCAAGCTTGCCTTCTGGGAGCCCCGATTGATCTTTTAATCTGTAGCGAATATCGTCAAAGACATGACTCTTAGGCAGGGATTTCTTTCTTGACATAATATATTCTCATTTACTTAAGATAGAGCGATAGTATTCATACTCGCTTTTCCAAAACGGTAGACGCTGTGATGGATCTTTCCGGTCTGGATATGTTTTATCGGGATCATACGCGCAGTAAGCTTTACCGTCCTTGGCCATTGACCATTTATTTGACACGTCGTGTTCCATAGGGAACATCAACGCTTCTGCAGCGTCGGCTGTGGAGAGCGTAGCAGACTTGCATAACATACGATTATGAGTTCTCAACCGCTGATGCCAGATACGCTTATCCTGCTTTTCAGAAGAGCATTTAGCTATACCATGGATTGGTGTCTTTTTGAACGATCTGCTCATGCCGTAGGTTCCAAAGAATGAAAGTGATTCAATACGCTAGTCATTAAAGCGAGCTCATCAAGGCGGGCCCGACTACTAAAGAGATGGTTCGGGCCGGCAAGATCGTGGAATCTATTCCAATATCGAGCCGGTTGATGAATATAACCGCCATTGGCACTGAACGCATCGACGATATAATCCATGTCATCGATGAGCAATGCATCTGGTTCACCTAGAGGGCCCTTGCCAACTGCCGAGCTGACATATATACGTTCACCATCGGAAAATGCGTTACGGTCAAGCCAATCATTCCTTCCAGCAATAAAATTATCTTTCATCCCCTCGGGATATTGAGTACAGATCGCAAATGGGATGCGGTGGAGATGGCAGAATTCTGCCACTAGGTTGTAGATGAGGTTACCATTAGGCAAAACACCAAGGTTTGACCAAAAGTCATAATCATCCAGCTCTTTAATGAACTCATCAGATGTCATACCTAGCATAGGACCCATGCGATCACAACCTGCAGGCCAATTAACCTCTTCGGGTCTAATCCCATGATAGAGCAACGCTGATGTGGTAAAATCTGCCAATACTCCATCAACATCTAAATAAATCTTCTTAATCATTTTGTCCACCCTTCCATTTGTGGTATATTTTCAAAACGTCCATCTTACTCATAGGGACGAACCGACGTACATCTACACCAACATTGATGCGGAGAATGCCATCTATAACGCGTTCCGCCCACTTCTCGTGAACATGCCCGCACAGAACTAAATCGATTGCGCCGGTTGCCAATAGCGTGTCCACATAAACACACTCGGGCTTATGCACCATAAGGACATTTAGGTTGCTCATTCGCATGACTGCATATTCAACACCATCCTTGACCTTGTTATTCGAGTCATGATTACCCATGATATGAATAACCTTGGCATTGATCAAATCCTCATAGTACGTCGCCGGGGCCTTATCTCCCATGACACCCTTTTCGCGTCCATAGGCGCAAAAGTCACCAATATGATACAACGTATCATTAGGTTTTACCCGTTGATTAATGATCGTAATCATATGTTTGAGCATATGATCGCGGTCTCGAAACGGGCGTTGGCAATACTTTATTATGCTGCCATGACCGAAATGCAAGTCTGATGTAAAATAAGCTGCCATTATGTCATTGTCCAATCGTCTTCATCAATTAGAATTCTACCGTACGTATCTATTGTCGGTTCCGGAAAATCTCCAGGCCATGTAACACCAGCAACCATACCTAAACATAACCTGCCATCATACCATGATACTGCATTCTCTACTATGCCAATAATAGTGAAGCGGGAGGATATTCCTCCTGCACCCATATCAATCTCCGACTCGCAGAATGAAGGGTATTTCATATCAAAGGATTTTCCGTAGATCTTAATCACTTCAGATATCCTCTCGTAGGCGAAGAGCCACAGGAAAGCGAGGGGCACCCGTCTTCTTAATGATCGCCTGATACTGCACGGTGAGCATCTGTCCGATGTACTTATCTGGGCTGTCAAAGTACTTCTTCAGATCCGCCAGCGAGCCCTTCATTTTGGCGTCAAATGAGTAACCATCCTTCGTCTGGCAGATGAAGATACCATGGCCTGCCATCTTGCCGCGGCCTTCCTTGACCCCGGTGATTTCGAATTCGTCATCGTGGAACTTCTTAATCTTCTGCAGATCGTAGGACCGCTTAGAAGGAGAGAAAACATATTCCCCAACCTTGTTCCGCAGCATGGCGCCTTCGTAACCCACCTCAAGGAAGTGTTCGAACGCAGCTATAGCTTCCATCTCATCCTCAGCTTCAAGGGTTTCTACGATGACCAAATACTCGGAGGCCCCTGATATGAGGTCGTCAATGATATAGTGGCGTTCACTGAAGTCCAAACCTGACATGGCTAGGTCGTAAACATGGTGCTGTACTTCCGTGTGACCTTCAACGGGTTCGTCGTGCCGAATCAAACTCGAGATCTGATCAAAGTCATCATGATACTTATGGTTGTATAGTTCTCCATCAAACACCATGTTACGTACATCCAGTGCCTCATATGCTTCTACAATGTGTGGCAAAGAGGTAATGGGCTTCCGTGAGCGTGACCACAAAGCGCACTTCCCCTTGTCGTCAATAATGGCCACACAACGATGGCCATCGAACTTGGGCTGAGTGAATGCTGGGAAGTTGATCTTATGCCCAACCTTATCAAATCGATGGGCCAGCATAGGCCAGACACCACCTTCAATGATTGCGTCAATCTGCCCGGTTTTTGCCCCGGTTCGTTCCTGTACATGGCCTCGCTTCAGCTTACGTTCCCACTTGGATTGCGCTTCAGCTTGGGCCTGCTCAGTTGGCGTAGTGGCGTTGGAACGACCAATATTCTTGCCTTCTTTTACTTCATCACGAGATTCCTGCATGGAACCGTCTTCTTGTCCCCAGCGGGTTACGATGACGTTATCTTCAGTTGAGATCGTCCAAGTCTGGATGGCACCGGATTGACGCTGGCGGTATAGGGTTGGAAATGTTTTAATGTTCATATTCGCTTTCTTTATTTGATGTTCATGAAAAACACGTCGGGAGCTTCAAATATAGATCCGTCAGGGCGGCGTAAACTGTACCAGCCTTCGCCATTATAAAAATAGGACCTAATGACAACGTATTCCACATTGGCCTCAATGCCCCAAAACTCGCTTGCTCTGTCAGTAATAACTGTAGTTGCCATAGTGTCTTCCTTTATTCTGGATCTATTATACACCAATCGATGACCGATGTACACCGTTATTTTGCGATCATCCTTTAAATGTGAATTCCCTCGCATCCTCCAGCTGGAGAAGCGATTCAAAATCAACGTCCTTACTATTGCCATTTTCAAACGTAATGCGAACCTGTGTGATCACCCGGCATGTCATAAAGTCAGCACTCGGGAATACACCACCTGTGATAATGACTGGCTCGCCATTAAAAATGAAGGTGGTAACCATCGTAGGCGGCACGGATTCCTTAAGATTGTCACTATGGACCCACCGACCGGTGAAAGAGTCCTTGATGATAACTGTACCGTCAAGGATTGGACGATTCCAACCACGAAGACCGGTGCAGTAATAACCGCGGTTTACCCGACGAAACACCATTTCGTCAGTATTCCAATTCTTCTCCTGGCGGAAGAGGTTCCAGTCACGACCGTTAACTTTACAAATAAACTCCTGACATTCCGAGAACGTGCGGCCCTCAACTCCGCCTTCCTTAACAAAATCGATGATTCTTTGACGCTTGGTGATCTGCTTGCTCATACTGTATCCTCTTCCTTTAACTTGTTCCTAATATTATTATACCACAGTTTCCACGGCTATGTACACCATTATTTTCATCCAGAAGGTACTTTTTGCTAAGTATGGCTTCAGAAGGCACTTACACAATCACTTTTGAGACAAAAACGCCCTCGATGGGCTCAAAATGACCCATGAGGGCGTAAAATGCATAAGTAGGGCTCTAGCTGCCGCTTACATACTGTAGTTTTGAAATACCATCATATCAGGTATCGTCTGAGGCCAACGATAGAAGAACTACAGCCAAAACATCCTCGTGAACCTCTTCCAAAGACCTATTAGCGTCAATTGTAGTGAAGCGGTGGTTATTATCAGCCGCCGCGAGGCCACGATATCCATTAGCGACCCGATTATGGAAGTTCATGGATTCACGTTCCATACGATCGAGGTTTGCCTTTCCTTTGGTCTCTTTAAAGATACGTTCGAACCCTGCCTCAACTGGAAGGTCAAGTAAGATTGTAATATCCGGCATCAGTTCCTGCGTGGCAAATGAGTTGAGTGCTTCAATATCTTTTAGCGGGAACTTCCGGCCATAGCCTTGATAAGCCATGGTTGAGTCGATGAAGCGATCTGAAAGCACAATTGTATTTTGCGCTAATGCCGGGCCAATGACTTCATGGATGAGCTGTGCGCGACTTGCTTCGAACAATAGCGTTTCAGCTACTGGAGAAATGTTAGGTCCACATGAATCGTGCTGTAGGATATTCCGTACAGCTTCACCCATGATCGTTCCGCCTGGTTCTCGTACAGTGATCACATCGTAATTGCTAAGCGTTAAGCGATCAGCGAGCATTTTGAGTTGAGTTGATTTGCCCGATCCTTCGGGTCCTTCGAATGTAATAAACATGTTTGCCTTTCTACGTACCACCCCCGATATTCAGGATAAATGGTTTCTAATTTACTTTATTGTTACTTTTTGATTTTGGATATTCTAGAGGCTTATCGTTAGAATTTTTAGCTTTCGTGCGACATACTCTGGAATTCCATGCTCAATACAGTGTTTTTTGAATGTTGGCATTACGTTCTAAAATGAGTTCGCCATGCTCATTGAACACTTTATAAGACTTAGCGGCGGGGTTCTTATCGCCTAGACGTGATTTTACATAATTTTCTCGGTTAGATTTCTTCACCCCATACCACGGGCACTCTGAACCTCGTTTCCCTTTCCAATGCGATTTAGTCATACCAAAGCAGCCTTTACCATTCGCATATGCCATATTGATATATAATGGATTACGCACTGCGTTAACGCTATGCTGTAGTGAATTTTCTTTTACATGAATTCATTAAGTGTTACACACGGCATAGGCGCAATTGACGAAGTTTGCTTCTTATTATCCTGCACTAGGAATGACGTTGTTACTGTGTCTCGCTTGCCGTTTAGGTACGCTAGTATCTCGCTAGCGAGATCAGCAGCCGTTGTCACTGGAACTGACTGGCATATCATATTTAAGTTCTTCAACCCACCTTGTAACTGAAAATCGCTAGGCATCTTCATAATTGCCAAACATTCACGGACTGTAAGGAAGCGTTCTTCGAAAGGATGCATCAATTGCGATGGCATGTGTCCTACAAACGCACCTATGTGATCCTTTGGAAATTCACAGATCTTTCGCATAATGTTTCCCCCAGACGCGAGCTTCACTTTGATTTCCCGACAACGCGCGGCTTTCTTGAGCTCACCTTGTTGTTCCATCCATTTAGCTACTTCATCATATGAGATGCCATTGTCTTCAATGAGGCTCATACCATTAATTGACTTCACCTGCTTCTCCACGATTTCTGCGTGGGTGAAGTTAGGATATATCTTCGTTCTAATGAAGCGGTAATATGGATCATCCATTGGCGCTCTATTATTAGCTGGCATATTCATAGGATCATCCTTCGATACAAACGCATTCAGAATTGTTTCATCAATCGTTTCATGCTTTCTGCGAAAGTACTTCAGGATAGGCGTCTCTGTACCTTTCCAAAAGAAATAGAATGACCTGTCCCTCACTTGACTCAAGCCATGCAGTATAGACTTAGTCTTGTAAAGCGAAAAGGTATAGCCATTATACTTCGCTATCTCACGTAGTCTATTCACGGTTGGCTCGCCCATCTTACTTGCAAGACGAGGTGCATTCTCTCCCCAAAAGACCTTTGGCTCTAGTTCAGATAGAACATACTTAGCCGTAATTGTCATCCAATCATTTGTAGTCGACTCAGCAGCAGCCGATGGTGATAATGAAGATAGCCCTGCGCATGGGCAGAGGGTTGTCACAATATCAACTGGCGCAAGCTTAAAAGACTTCGCTTCATTCTTATCAATGAACATATACGGCACATTTGGGCGGTATGCACGGTATTGCGCATCATTCGCAGCAAAGGGAGTGTATGACAAGATATATTCAGGCGGTCTTTTGAAGACGTGCTCCATAGCAATGGGCATTCCTCCAATTAGAGGTATAATTACGGCGTGTTTATTCATTTTTATGTTTTCTTTTTATGTGTAAGGCCACATTTCCTGCATTATTTTTATAATCACAATGCGGGCATTGGACCAATTTATGCATTGCACCTAAGCATTTTGCTCTCTTAATAGGATCTTGCATATGTTCTGTAGTACGGCGCGACCGTAACTTTTGCGAATCTTCACTCTTGTAGTAGTTTTCTTTAAAGGTTTCTCCCTGTTTTTTCTTAAGTGCTTCATCTTTCATACGTTCGCTTTGAGCCTTTGATCTATGTGCACTGAGATCTTCAATTCCTGAAATGTATGGGCCGCAACCACCGCCAGATGCAACGTTCCAACCCATCTTCTGTTTTGGTCTCAATTTCTTTTCCATTTGATAGCACTCTTCAATATCACCTTTAAAAATAATATCAACATCTTCTAACTTCAAATTATGAATTCGAATCCAATGATGCATTGTACAATGTGGATCGCCTTGATGTGCTTTCCATCGTTTGTTAAGATGCTTCGTAACACCAATATAACCGTGATCTAAATCGCTACATTTAGGATCCCGAATGTGATAAACATACCCTGTCATAATTAACTCCTTGCGCTGGTTTGTGTTATTTATAACTAGCAAACTTTTCACCAGCGCAAGGGCTGCTACAGAGCATGTTTAACTCGCAATTTTAGCCTCCGCAGTAGCGAACATTTCAGCAAAGACATTCTCTGCATCCTGATGTTCTTTGTAGAACTCATACGCCATGTGGCGCCATTCATCTCTCATGCCATCATCGGCTTCGAGCTTCTTAATCAATTCAAATGCCTTAGACATTTCAACAATATCTTCAGCCAACCAAACTGTGCCGTTATCCTTACACTCAATAAGTGGATCACCTGACACACGGTGATGGCATTGCTTGCCATAAAGCTCGCGAAAAACTGGCACCACACCGGCACACACGATTTCCATGTGGGTGTACTCTAATGCCCGGCGCTGGAAGCGCGGCTTGAATACCGTCAGTTGATAACCAAAGCCACAACGTGACATGCGGTCGAGCATTTCAGCATGGACGTAAGGTCCAAACACTTGGACAGGTTTTCCGTATGCATTAGACAAATCGTCAGTGGCAATATCATCATCTTTTCCAATATGCCCGTCAAACTCACCTAGCTGCCGGAAGCCAAGGTATGCCGGGGAACGTTCAATGCCCTCAAACGTTGTCAGGCAGCCATTACCCTTAAGATAGCAATCATGGAACTGGAACAGTTTATCATAACCCTTCCAAGACGTGGTTCGGCCAATCCATTTGTGATGCTTGGCATCCTGAATTGAAATATCATCTTTCCAATATTGATCACGGATCGTATCGAAATACAGACCAACCTGATAGTCGAAAATCTCAATTTCGTCTTCACCAAAGAAACTGCTAAGCTCGCCTACTTCTTTGTACTCTTTGACATACTGACCAAAGTCATTATCTGGGCTGAGTGAGAATATGACGCCGGCCTTGTCAATAACTTCATCCATACATTCATTCCTACGAATAGATGCACTCATGTGATCTAACTGCACAAGCATTACAGGAACGCTAATGGCTTCAATCAAACGCTTGAAGTTTGCAATACATTCAACAGGATGTCCCTTGGATGGCAACGAATTTATGATGACATAATCACACGTATTACACGCATGAATGACAGTGTCAACTGCAGCATTATCCTTAAACTTCACTAGCTCAATTGCGCTGTTATCATGAGCATTCTTTCGAGTCCATGCTTTATCCGCCACCGAAAAAATGGTCGTGTCATACCCATGTTCAATCAACCAACGGTTTTGCTCCAGGGTAAACTTTGTTACGCCACACCCTTCGGTGCCGCGGCCCAATATGATTGCTACTTTTTTGCTTCTCATTTATTTCTCCTTATTATATCTTTTGTTTAGTGTGTTTTTTATAGCTTTAGCTATTGATAATTCTTGCATTTGTCGAGCTAAAAATGAATCGGTAAATTGCTTTAAAAGTTTCATATCATCAATTCTCCATCCATGCATTGTTTGCCGTGATGTTGGTCGGAACAACCTAGCAGTGTATGTTTGAAAGTTGAATCGTCTGTCCTTTGGAACTTCGTATATTGATATTTGTGATGATTCATCATATGTTACAAATACCAATCGATCTACATTTAGGCATTTCTTTAATTGATTCGCTCTAATTGTGCACAATTCACCACTATGGTGATGCAATGGATATTGAGTT